TCTGTAAATCTAATCATAGTATTCATTTTGTGGGTCATAGGTTAGTTCTGTAAAATTCTTACTACGATAGGCGCCGTATTCTTTGCCTTGCTCGTCGGGAACCGCAACCATACCTACCTCATTGCTCATAGTTAAGCCTAGCTCGCTATACTCGTTGAATTGGTATTCAGCGTCTAGGAAATTGTCGGTGATGTCGTTCTGTAAATTCATAGTATTAGTGTATTAGGTTAGTTCTGTTAAATCCCTCAAATTCATACGTTCCGTAGAACGTCTTAATAGTAATCGTAAAGTCTCCGTTAGGTAACATTGACTCTAGCGTCTCATAGTGCGTTTCGGTAGCCTTAAACTCGCTCTCAATAAGGTCTATATACTTGCGGCTAATCTCATAGCCTTCCTTCGCATCTTTGAAGTTCTGAAACTCCTCTAGTCTGTCGCCAAAATACTCAGCAACTGAAAATATTTTCTCTTCTATCATCTTATAGCTAAATAATAATTACACAAAAACACGCTTCCTACTGAACCCGAAACGAGTATGAAGGTAGCCCATAAAAATAAAACGACTTTAGTAAGCCGCATCTTCCGCAATTCTCCACTCTTGATATTCTGCATTTTCTTTTAAGGTTAGGTTAATAATGTCGCCCTTCTTAATAGGGCCTACGCTGTAGTCGGCAAAGCCCCGAAAGGCTTTGACAACTCCAAAGTTTATTTCAAAGGTTTCCGTCCTGTTAAGAGCCATAAATTGCTCTAACTTTGAGGGCTTCAAATCCTCTTCGATTAAGTTGATGTGTTGAAACATAGTCTAATTTTAAAAGTTAATATCTACTTGCATACCGCCTAACATTTCACACGCTGTAAGGTGGGCCGCAACCGCACGAATTGAGAACTTAATATCTTGTCTTTCTTCGCGAGTAGTCCACGTGCGCTCTTCGCCGTTGATTTCAAGCGTGCGTACAACGTCAACAAATTTGCTATTCTTGCGCTTCGGCGCCTTAACAGATATCTTCTTTATATCTTGTCTGTTAAACATTCTCACAATGCAAGACTGAAAGTAGGTCTCCTTATTGACAAAAGTACCTGAGTCGATATAAAATTCCACGTTAGCGGGAACTGCTAGGAATTTCTCTTCCAACTCCTTCGGTGTCATTCCTTCGTTTAGGCTATTCTTTAGGTTCTCCTCATTTACAGCCAACTCACTAGCGTATACCTCAGATATTTTTTCGCTGTGTTTTCTGCGGTTATCAGACAGCAATTTAAGCGCCTCGCCTAAACCTTTGGTTAGGTCGTTTAGGTGGTCTAGTTCAGCGTTTACCGCGTTGCTCAACCTAGTTTCATCTAGGTCACACTTACTTAGCGTTTCAGTTGCGGCTATTAAGCAAAGGCGTAGTGAGCTACTGCCTTCGAGCCTTGCGTGCTCGCTTCTTTCGCCGCCTGTCATATACATAACAGAGCTAACAAAGGCCCGAACCTTGCCCGTGCCCTCGATTATATTGTCTCCCACGTTCGACCACTTGCTAATGGATTTCAAGAACTCTAGAGATAATACTAGTTCGCCCTTCGGTAGCTCCAAAGTCGCTTCGAGTACGTTACCGCTTTCTGACCCATAGGTAAAAAACTGCTTCTCCTCGCCTGTCTCTGTTTGTGAGTACCTTTTGGCTCCAACTTTGAAAGATAGCTTTTTACCTGTTCCTAAGACGCCCTCTGTTGCAGACGTTACAAAGGCATCAATTCCGTTCGCTATAGCCTTATCTATAGCATCGTTTTTAGTGGCTAGAATGCCCTCTATTGAAGCCGTGAGGCTTTTTAATTGGCTGTCGTTAGCCTTAACACTTTTTGAATCTAACATATCGTTTAATTTAAGTTAATTTTTATCCGTAAATAATTTCGCCCAATAATAGGCATTGTAAAAATGCGTCGTGCGTGTTGCTGTCGTCTTCGCCCTTCGCGAACTCATCGAGTATCCAAGACTCGCTAAATTGCATCTTGTTTAGGTTTTGGTACAGGTCATCGAGGTTTACAGGTGTCGAGGACGTGTGCTCGTCTTCAACGTCGCACTCGCGAACGATTAAATTTCCCGCCATAAATATCTCTGTCCAAACGTCTTCCGAGCAAATGTAATAGTCGCCTTCGACGTACTCCTTGACGCTTCCCGCCTTTAAAATCTTCGCGCATTCTCTCGCCTCATCATAGGCCGCCGCTGTGGTGCAATCTAGTTGAACCATTCCGTAACCGATTGAGCCGCTCGTCAACGCTGTCCAAAACAACGCTTTAATTTGCTCGTCATCTAGTTGATAAGTTGCTTTTAAATTCAATTCCATATAATGTATGCCCTTAACAGGTCTTTTTAGTGCCTTTACAGGCCGTTAGGGGACGTTTACCGCATCGCTCGGTACTTGGTGTCGTTCACAACGTCCGACGCTCTTAGAAGCGCTTAAAATAAGTTAATAAATACGGAACCAACCAAAGCCAATAAAAGCGTTAGTGCGGTTCCACGAATAGCTAAATCCTGAAGGCTCTCTATATTGCGCCACTTCATTAATACACCTCTTTAAAGTTGACGCTAACAGAAGCCAAAAAGTCGCCGTCTGCAAACGCCTCATCGCGTAGGTTATTAGCGTGGTTCTCGGCGTCGCTAAACTTAGCGAAGACGCCTTCGATTTGGGTGTAACTACCTAGACTAGTAGTCGTGCTGTATAGCACCACGTACACGCCCTTAATTTCATTTAAGTCCTTCATATGTCATTTGATATTAGTTCCTCAATAATTGCTAAATATTCGCCTTCTACGCGTTCGCTCATTTTCGGGTCTTGCCCCCATTCGTGGTATACGATTGAGGCACGGCCTGCGTAGTCCGCGACAAACTCGAAATCTATTACTAGGCAACCTAGAACTAGGGCATTTCCTAAGCCCTCGAATTGGCTATTCTTAAACGATAGCTCGGTGACGTCACTCTTGTTAGGTGTATTCATATTATTCAGTTATTTGATTGTCTAGCATAAAAGAAATAAAGTTCGCGCCTTCTTCCTTCATAATATCACCCAACGCACGGCTAAAAGCGTAAGGTTGGTAGGTTGGTAATTCGATTACGTCGTAAATAGTTAAATCCTGTTCCATTTGATTTGTGCCCTTCATTGGGTCTTATTCGTTAATAAATTTAGTAAATGACTCCTTCGCTTCCTTAAGCGTTAGGCCCCCACAAATGTAGTCGCCCTGTCCGTATATTGACCAAACGCCCCAATCCTTCAGGACGTCGCATTTTAGTATTATATAGCGCAATTCGCGCCCCTTCAAATAGGGTACATAACCCTTCACCTCTTCATCGCTCCAAGCCCATTTATGAGAACTCGGTATAAATGCTAGTCCTTTCATTTGATTTATGCCCTTCAATGGGTCTTATTAGTTAGGGAAGCGGGGCCGTATCGCTCGGCCCTTAGGGTCATTCCCCCGCTCCTGTGTTGGTTACTATGCGAAGAAACATCTGTCTTCCTCGAATAGGCGCCCGTCTTCCACCATACAACAAAACCACTCGTTGTATTGGTTTTCAACGTCTTCAATCGAAGAGCCTATGAACTCCTCACCCGTAACAAACTCCGAGAATATGCACTCGACTTCCTCGCCGCTATTATATGCGTAGTCAGTAATTCCGTAGCTCACGGGGATATCTTCAGACCAAACATAAATATAGCCGCTTGTTACATTGTAACCCGCTTCGCAGTCTTCGCCAATTACGTGGCCTTGACGCTCCATAGTGTCAATAATCATAGCAAGCGCTTTAAAATGTGTCGCTGTTCTTAGTCCTGTTGTTTTCATTTCATTAGTGCCCTTTGGGTCTTTATTAGTTAGTAGAGGGTCGCGGTATCGCTCCGCGTTCGGTCTTTCCTACCCTCTCGTAATTACTCGCCTTTTTTCTCGCTGTACTTCTCAGCGTTCAGGAACTTGGCCCCTGTTGTGGTCTTCTTACCTCTGTTACCCGCTGTCTGCTTAGTAGCTCTTAGGTAGTCTCTTTCTGTTGCTTGTATGAATATCATAGTCTTAAAATTGTCCGTTAAACCCTGTTAGTGTTCCGTTCATTTCTGCTGCTATTGCGCTTCCCGCTGTGAAGACGATAACGCCTAACACTGCAATAATTAGAACGTCTTGTAAAGTTACTTTTCTTAATAGTGTCATTTTATTAGTGCCCTTTGGGTCTTTGTTAGTTAGTGAGGGGCCATAGTCTCGAACTATTCGCGGCCTCTAAGCCGTGCCCCCCGTTGTAAGTATTAAAGAGTGTTTGTAGGTCTGTGTTGTGTAGTGGCTAACCTCTTATGCCTTGACGTCTACCCCGCCGCGCTAACTCTCGTTAGCTCATTAGTTGTAAAAACTAGGAAATATTAACCTACTCTCACTCCTCTTAACTTTGCCTCTGTGTTGGTCTCCCTCAAGTGGTTGAATTGATACTATCTCCTCGCAGGTCTTTCGAACGCTTTGTCTTTAGGTTGTGCTATGTCAGTAGGGCAACCTCTCCCCGTTTTGCTTACACAAATATACGGCGAATATTTTAAATAGAACCCCTATAATATGTATAAGGCCTAAAATAGCCCCAAAATACCCCTGTTTTAAGGTGCTTATTGAAAAAAGTTTCGCTCTGTAGCCCCCGCCACCACTGCGATTAGAAAAAAGTTTCAATTATTTTGCATTTTTTTTAGGTTAGTATGTAAAAACACCCCAAAACAGCCCCCGCCACCCCATAGAACGGCAGTATAATGTGAGGACGTACCGATAAAAGGTCAGGCGGTAACTTAATACAACACACGTTAACCCCCGTGTTTACTAGCGTGAAACATATAAAGGGTCACCTGTACACTTAATCGAATCACCACCTCTGTTAAGCCCCTGTTTATAGGCCCTCACAGGCAAAACGTCAGATTTTATAAAGGGTCACTTTGGGCCATTACGTGGAACATACAATTGCCCCATATATCGACACACACAGAGCGCGTTTAAGAGCCTCACGTTGCTATGTAGTATGTTAGTATTGATTTACTGAGTTAGTACCTTAGAACGCACCACAGACAGCAAAACGGGCATAGGTGTAATGTATACAGCAATACAACCCACATAAGGCCCTACTATAGTCAGAGCGCACCACAGGGGTAGAAAGCAATGAATAGAGAAACGCGGCTACAGGTAAGAAACAGAGAGAGCAGTCAACAGAGTAAGAGATAAGAGAGACTAAGCCGATAGGTTGAGAGAGAAGAGAAGAATATAGCCCCATAGGTGTGGCCTATTGTCCCCTCCGCCGTTCATAATTCTTTTTTTTAACCTGACCAAACGAAAAGCGAACTATTTTGCATTTTACCCCCAAATTTGTACCTAGTGGACGAACTCCTAGTAAGTGATATGTATACAACACTAGTTATATAGCTGTTAATTAGAGGCTCTTATTTGCAGCCGCAGTTTAGACCGAGATTGTTAGCTGTCAACGTCAGCCAAATATAGTATAAGCCTGTATCGTAGTGGTAGTAGGAGCTGAGAGGGAATGACCGTAAAACTTGGGAAATCAGTGTAACCAAGCCTCTCTGAATGGGCGGGGTAAAAAGCGGGGGACGGGGTTTGCACCTCTAGACGAGCCTAAAGCGAGTCGTACTATTATACTGCACTGCTGTCATAAGCTACCCGAACAACGTGAGTGTGCTGAGTGCTAACTTATAGTATATCAGGTTACTAACTTAGTTCGTAAATATAATAACGGTATATAACCTTAAGTATACAACTCAGGTAGTATACTGAGTTAGGAGAGTATAGACTATAGTATAACTTATAGTAAGCGTCACACCTGACACGTAGTATACACTTGTGGTGTGTATGAGAATGAATGGAGCATACATAAATATCGTAAATTATAAAAAGAGACAGATATGACAAACAAGGAAATGTTTATGGGTATAGTAGGTCAGGGTATACCGAAGGGTGAGGTAAAGGCAGCTATGTTTGCTTTCCACAACAAGTGGTATGGTAAGAGTCCTTATATCCTGAAGACCGAAAACCCTAACACATTCTGCGGGAGCTGTATTCAGCGAGTGAAGGCCAACTGTTGGAAGGTGTATCACTCCGACCTATACCGTTGGGATTACAGTGAGCTAGAGTGGACAGGTAAGCTAGGGCTGCACAACGCACCCGTGTACAAGCTATCACAGCAAGAGATGAGTAAGAATATAATAAGAAGAAACTAATATGACAAGTTTATTACTAGCAGCCGCGATTAGCCTATCACAACCTACAGACACCTTAGGGTTTGGTAGTTTAGGTCAAGAGATTAGAAACACAACAGTGATGACCTCTAGCTTCGATGAGTTCGAGTTGATTAGTTACTTTATCACTAGAGCAAGGTTCACTGAGACGCACATACTACAAGACGGTCAGGAGATAGTTATATTCTTTAACAACCTAGACCACACACTAAGAGACACAGTTCTTATACGCGAGGTTAACTTCGGTGCAGACGAGCGTTACAAGATGTATTACAAACCACAACAGAATTAAAATGAACAGTAACAGAGACAAGAAAGGCAAGGTAGTAGTAGGGCGTGGCTCTGAGCTATCAGGGAAGCAACAGGATTTTATAACCCGTGTTGCAGAAGAAGGCTTAGACAACGCAGCGGCTATAAGCCGTGAGATGAACTACACATCTTACTACCGTGACCGCCGTAACGTGGGCACAGCATTCCACACTGAGCTTATGAAGCTAGTGGACTCAGAGCAGAAGTCTATCGAGGCAGCGAAGGGTATGAACCTCAACAAGCTAATCTCTATACGAGACACGGCTATCTCAGCGGGTGACCTGAAGGTTGCTATGGAAGCTATTAAGATAATGAACGCTATGCAGGGACACAACGCGCCGAAGGAAGTTAAGCAGACCAAACTAGACATTACTGCTACTATCGACCTAACAGCTCCCGAAGAAGAGGACGAGGGTTATATTGACATAGAGTAAACAGGCCCTCTACGGGCTTATCTCTACTAAATCAATACACTGATACCACAAATACCCCGTTAGGCTCTTAAAACGCCTCTAAGGGGTCTTAAACAAGACTATGAAGTTAAAGTTATATAACCCAACACAACCACAGAAGGATTTTCACCAACTAGTCAACGTTGACAAGCCACTTATCTCTGTACTTGTAGCGGGAAGACAGACGGGTAAGACCTTCTTTATGCAGAACGACGCAGTAATGCGTTGCCTAAACACCCCAAAACAGCGTGTATGGTTCGTTTCACCTATTCAGGCGCAGTCTAACAAGGTAATGAAGGACATTGAGGCTATGTTTTCTGCACATCAGGAGCTTTTTAACCAAATTATCGTAAGATTCGACAGAAAAAACAACGAAATATACTTCCATAACGGGAGCTTTCTGAAGTTCAAATCGGCTGATTCAGGCGACAACCTGCGTGGTGCGACCCTAGATATGATATATTTGGACGAGGCAGCATATATGAAGCTAGACCTAATAAACGCTGTATTACTCCCAATGATTACCCGTACCAACGGTAGAGTCATAGCGGCTAGTACATTTAACGGCCCTAATTGGTTTTACGATTGGTTTACGCAGGGTCAGGACTCTGATAATTGGGAAGATATGAAGTCTATTAAAAAGACCTACCTAGACCTCAACGACCCTGAAGTGACTAAGGTTGTTATGGGTGTTAAGAAATCTATGACCAAATCGCAGTTTGACCAAGAGTATATGTGTCTACCTGTGAGTGCAGGGGTGTTATTTAGCAATATGGAGAGTTCAATGAGCGACGAAGTGGTCACTGACTACGAGCGAGTGTACATCGGAATGGATATCGGGGTGGCTCAGGATTACACTGTGATGACAGCGATGACTGAGGACTTCAAGGTGATTGACATACACAGGTTTAACTACAAAGAAGAAGACCTTGACTATCAGGAGTTTAAGCAGCGCATCCGAGACTTTTACTTTAAGCACGACGACAAGTTAGCGGCCTGTTACTTCGAGGTGAACAACAACGACCTACTGTTTGATGACCTTACAGAGAAAGAGGATATGTACAAGATGATACCTTTCCTTACAACTGCAAAGAGCAAGCCCGATATGATACGCAACCTAGTGAAGCTATTCGAGGATAAGAAGATAATGATACCTAGAAACAATGAGCTACTCAAAGAACTTTACGACTTTAAGTCTAAGCGTAACGCTATCACAGGCAATCTACAATTCCAAAACACAGAGGGTAAGCACGATGATATGGTTATGTCCCTCGCAATCGCAGCCTACTGTGCATTTGAAGAGCAAGACGGGGGTGTAACAATGTTCTTATGATAACGCTATCACAACATATAAACATACAGAGAATAGTAGAGTCGGGCGGTAGCCTAGAGTCTATGTTTAGTCCTTTAAACGAGTTCGAGTCCGTACTTTTAGCCGAGGATATAGAAGAGACGTACCCACTAGATAAGAACCTGCTTAAGCCGACTTTTGATAAGAGGGTATACTACAGTGTCGAAGAAATGGTGTTCGGTCAGTTTATTATGGTTGAGCAAATACTAACAGGCAAGGCGGGGCTAAACAACTTCACTTCAGACCTAGAGCTAGCGAAGCTAATTATAAGACCTCAGAGCGACGGCGTGTTTGACAACGAGGACGGGCACAAAGAGATAGCTAACGAAGAAGATATACTATCTTACGATGTCCGTGAGATTTACTATGTGCTAGAGAGATTCACTAAGCGCAGGAACAAGACTATGTTTCAGGATTACTCAGGAGTATTTTACGACCCTAAGGAAGAGACTGAGGACGAGGCATCTATACCTGATGACGCTCCTAACTTTCACCAACAGTGGTATTACTATTCGCTAGTGCGTATGTTAGCAAACGAGGACATAACTAAGTACAACGAGATATATATGCTACCTATGAAAGAGGTGCTGCCTGAAATGAGCTACTTGTCTCAGAAGAGAAAGATTGAAGCCGCTGAACAGCGTAAGCAAGAAGCACTATCCAAGATAAAATAATTCGTAAATTATAAAAAGACTAATACTTCTATGAAGAACTATATATCCACATTTTCTAAAGACCTTAAGAACTTTGCGGACAGCCATACTATGGTTGACGATATCAAGTTCATAAGAAGCGAGAAGGAGTTGAATAATATGGTATTCGATAGAAAGACTATGTTAGTTTCTATGCTGTCTGCTAATCTAGACAATGAGGACAGTCGTCCCGTCTATGACGTTGAGTACGTTATCGCTATTATAGACAAATCTCCTAACGGCCTTTACGGTAGCAGCGCTACTGTAGAGGAGAACCTTTTTGTTGTAAGTCAGTTGCAAGACTACTTGCAGCAAGAGGGTTGGAGTGTTGTGTTCGGCGATGTGGACATACAGGCTGATTGGGATGAGTCAGGCGATTTAGTCGCTATATTGTCCTCAGCAACAGCTCAGTTCGGCAGGGGCTTAAGTAGTGAGATAGCGTTTTAATGGCTACCGCTGCACAGTTCAAGTCTCGCGTTAAAGTAATAGCCGTAGCTAATATAGGCGCTGAGTTCAAGAAAGCTAAGATAATAGGTAGAATAATAAGTTCAGCTAAGTCTAAGAAACACGTAGCTACAGGTAGATTAGTTAACCCTACCACTAGCAGGAGTATAACTCCGTTTTCAGACGACAGGTGGCTTATAAGAAAGGACGCCGTAAAGGTAAGTGTAGTAACTCTTCCTAGTAATGAGTTCGCGGTGAGTAACTTGACGGTTAGGGTTAGATACGGTCTTAACGGCAAATATCAAAATCTATCGCAAGCATTTAGCAAAAATAAAAAATGGTTCCCGCCTGTTAACGCTATAGCTAAGTGGATTAGAGCCAAGCAGGGGAAAGGAGAGTTTACTGACGTAGCTCCTGAGAACGTAAAAAGGGTAGCTTTCGCTATAGCTAGGAGACAGCGCAAGAGTGGAATAAAGAAGACTAGCTTCGCTAACCACTTCTTCAACAAGAGAAACGGAGTCGAGGCAACGCTCGCGAAGGGGCTTAATCGAACAACGATACGACTAAACGAATTATACGCTACTTCTATAGGTAGGTCAATTACTAAAATGATACAACTATAATGGCTAACGACATTAAAAAACTATCGGCTAATCTAGACGGACTGTCAGCTAAGGTTACTAAGTTAAAGGAGAAGATGAAGGGCCTCAAGGAAGGCTCCGACAAGCACCTACAGGCTACCAAGAAACTTAACACCGCAATGAAGGCGCAGGCCACTGCTCAGGACAAGTTGCAGAAGAGCGGTAAGACCTTAACTAAGAACAATAAGAATCACACAAACGCAATAAAGAGTAAGACAGCGGCTCTTAAGAGAGCTGAGGCTGCTACTAAATCTAACTCAAAAGCGGACAGTAAGTCTGCGGGCTTATTTGGTAGAATGACGGGTGCGTTAGGTAAGCGTATATCTACATTAGGTAAATACCTTATTGCTACAAAACTTATACAATTAGGTGTTCAGGCTCTTAGCGCTTTATTCGTAGGCACTACTAAGGCATCGTTGGAATTTGCTAACGCTATGGGTAACCTAGCTGCTGTTACAGAGGCTAGTCAAGAACAGATGGGACGACTAAGAGAGGTCGCTCTAGATACTGCGGGTGTTACAAAGCTAACAGCAACTGAGGTGGTAAATCTTCAGAAAGAGTTAGCGAAGCTAGGAACCTCAGCGGAAGACATCGAAAGACTAACTAAGCCTATTGCCCAACTATCCCAAGCATTAGGTGAGACGGGTTCAGAGGTCGCTTTAGTTTTCAAAAATATACTCAATCAATTTAACCTTAGTACTATGGCGTCAGTAGATGTCGCCAACAGTATACAGAAGACAATAGCAAGTTCTGCGCTTACGCTACAGGGTCTAGGTGTTGGTTTCGGGTACGTGGGTACACAGGCTGCTATTAGCGGCCTTAACGTTCAGGAGACTGCTGCTAACCTTGCTATACTTGCGGACAACGGGCTAAAGGCCTCTAAAGCGGGTACAGGGTTTCGTAACGTATTAGTAGCCGCTACAAAGGCGGGTAAGACTTATAACGACTTCCTAGACGAACTAGCCGAAAAGGGGTTGAGTTCCTCAGAGGCATTAGAGTTGTTCGGAAAGAGAGCTGCTACAGCAGGTTTACTGTTGGTCAGAAACAGAGAGGAAGTTCTAGCGTTATCTGAAGCACTTAACGATAACAAAGCTGTACTAGAGGCTCAGATTGACCAAATGGGTAACGCTGCGGGTACTGTTGAGCAGTTGAAGTCTGCTTACAATGCTTTACAGATTTCTATAGGTGATAACATAACAAATAGTAACTTCTTTATAGGTGTACTTAAGATAATAAACGCAGAAGCGGGTAGAACAGCACAGTTGTTCAAGGCTTTAGCTAGCGGGACTCAGGATACTAGAGATGGCTTTAATGACTTGGTTGACGCTTTTGCTAGACTAAACGAAGAAGGGGAAATAGATATTTTCGCGACACCTGTAGACGAGATAAACAAAACGCTAGCCGATGTTCTTCCTGCGGGTGTGCTACTAGACAAAGCTACCAAAGCGTATAGAGAAGAGATTGCTAGTGGTCAGAGAGACGCTAACGATAGCCTTTTCGAATACCTACAAGACCACAGCGTAAGATACGCGGGTCTACTCAAAATGGCCACAACTGTTACAAACGAGGCTATTGCTGAAGGTAGATTAAGGCTTCAGGGTCAGTTTGACGACATAGCTAGAGCAGAGCCATTCATAGACCGTGTAATTAAGAAGACTCAGGAGTTTGAGTCTCAGGCATTAGGCGGTACTTACGACGAAGGTGAGGGTAGAGCTTTTGAAGAGCGTATCAATCTTGAGATAGATAAGAGAGAAAAAAGTGTGGAGATTCTGAGCGGTATGGTTCAGAGAGAAATCGACCTTTGGAATGCGGACTCTAGAAACGAAGGTATAGAACGTCAAATATCAAACACTGATATATCTCTAGGTCAGGAGCAGGCAGCACTAGACATACTAAAGAACAGGCAAAAGGCTATATTGGTTCTTCAGAACAGCGAGTCTGCATTAGACGGTAATAGAAGAGCTGCTATATCTAAGGAAGCGGAAACCATTCGCGAGCGCATAAGAGTTCGTAAGGAAGCATTAAAAGACGAACTTCAGCAGGCTAAGGACGGTCTAGATGCTGAGATTCTAAGAACGGAAACAATAGAAGATTTATCCGAAAGAGAGGCTGCGGTAGCAGCCGCTAGAGTAGGGTATGCGGAAACTGTGTCTGCGGCAAACAACAACGCTGCTGCTGACATAGAAGGATTCATACCTATTTACGAGGAGAACCTAAAGATTGTAACTAAGGCGGTTGACGAACTACAGAGAAAAGGTCAGCTAACTCAGGAGTCGGGTATAGGTATATTTAGAAAGGTAATAAACGATTTCGGTAAGTCACAGAAGGAACTTAACGACCTAGTTAACAAGAGCTTTTCGGAAGGCGGTATAAGTCAAGCACAATATGAGGATAGAACAGAGGCCCTAAGAGATGCTTTTGAGACTCAGGTAAATGCTCTTCTAGATACGTTTGGTATAGAGGGTGAGGCTGCTGATGCTGTTAGAGCTAAGGTGGCTGAGTTTCTTGAAACTCCCTACGAGCTTAAGGGTATCGGTGAGGGCACTCAAAACCCACTAGAGCAGATATTAGGTGTAGAGCCTGATTCTATAGACTTCTATGTAGAGCAACTAAAGTCGTTAGTAGGAGACGCGCTAGACGTGTATAAGGACTTCGGTAAGGAGAAGATAGACAACCTCAAGAACGAGGCTTCAGCCGAGCTAGACGTTATAAAGGAACGTTACTCTATAGAGCAAGACATACTTAAATCAAACCTAGACAACCAACTTATAACAGAGGGTCAGTTTAGGGTTAAGAGTGCCGAGCTTAAGAGAGCGCAGTTGGCTGAAGAGAACTCGGTAAACAAGAAGTTGTTTGAAGAGCAAAAGAAACAGGATAAAGCTAACGCTGTAGCAGCAGGACTAGAGTCTATAGCTCAGGCTACAATACTAGCTTACACTACTAGTGACCCGTTTATAAAAGCTCCTATTCAGGCGGCTATATCTAGCGGTGTTATCGCTGCTACCACAGCAGCTAAGTTGGGTGCTATAGGAACTCGTAAGTTCTTCCCTAAGAAGTTTGAGGATGGTGGTATGGTATCAGGCCCTAGCCACTCTGAAGGCGGTGTTCCGTTTACAGTTCAAGGTAGAGGCGGTTACGAAATGGAAGGTGGTGAGTATATCATTAACAAGCGTAGCGCTTCTATGCACAAAGAACTGCTAGACCGAATCAACAGCTCAGGCAGAACAGCCGCTGTCGTGGGTACTCAGAAGTTCGCACAGGGCGGTGAGGTTATAGGACAGCAGTCTCAAGGCAACACGGAAGAGTACCTCAGGGTGATAGCTCAAAGCAACGCGGACATAGCGGCAGAGAGCAAGAAGCCTACTAGAGCATTTGTATCTAGCGCAGACTTACGCACGGATAGCAGAGAAAGAAGTATACGTAACAATAACGATAGAGTATAATATGGACTACAAGTTTAGAAAAGGCTACGGCAACAGCGTTAATTTTGGCTGTCAGTTCACCACAGAAGGTGAGCTAGACGTCGATAGCTCAGTCACAGGCATAGGTGTATATACAAACGGGACACCTGTACGTATAGAGTGGAACGTTGGCGGGCAAATTAAAGGCCTCTACGGGACTTACAATGGTGATGTGGACAAAGTATACTACGACGCACGAGTTTATACAGGAGAAGTCATCTCAGGTGGTACTATGTACTCCTACGAGGGCAGTGACCTTATGGAGTGTGCTACATTCACTTTGCAGTCTGAGATTAGCAACGCTACTTACAGCAATGCTCACATACCCTACTACTCAAATGTAGACTACACGATAAAGACGCCTACACGCAAAGGAAGGATGGCTGACATTAACGACTTGCTATCTCACGGCAGCTTATCTTCCGTGTCAGGAAACTCTATAGTGTTTTTAGACAATTGCAAGGGATACGCTTACTCAGTGTACCCAACAACAGAGTCATTGAATACTATTAACGACAAGTACAGAAGGTCTTTTGAATTTAAAGTAGCTAGAAAATAATATGTTAGATTTTGTATTAAAAGTAAGCAGCGACGGTGTTAATTATAATAACGCTGACCTATTCCCTGACCAAGAGTTAGACTTTGAGATAGACTTCTACGACTCACTGTCCGTTGACAGTATTAAGATGCCTTTCTTTACGGATATAAAGCTGCCTCTAACAACCAACAACCAATCCTCTAACGTGTTCAACTTTAATGTAGACACGTCTTCAGGTGCGGACTTTCCGCGCTCAGACTTTTTCTTTGAGCTTAATATATTCGACGCAACAGGCACATTAACTTCTATATCGGGAATACTTAACGTGAGGAGCTTCGAGTACAATAGCTCAGAGCCTTACATTCAGGTGGAGCTAAAAGACCAAATAAGTCACTACCTGTCCAAGTCTAAGGACGTTAATATATCAGAGCTTTACAGTCAGACAGAATACTCTACAGATTATCAGCTAACAAACTTCGTTAGGCTCGCACAAGGCGGCACTGTCGCAGGTGGTCAAGCAGGTCTTATAGGCGTTCACCCTGACCCTGACGCTGCTATCATATTCCCATACGTCGATATGAACAATGACCTAGATTCCTTAGGTTACGCACAGAGAGCCTTTATGGAGTACGGAACAGGGAGAGGCAGAACAGCATTTGTTCCCGCTTTTTCTGTAACCAAGTTCTTGGAGTATCTAGGCCAATACCTAACCGCTAATACTATAGACGTTAGAGTTGACTCTAAGCTGTTTGGTGTAGGTGAGTTTGACGGAAACCCTTACGACAGCACTATGGCCCCTGAACGACTAAGGTTTATCAACACGTCTCATATGCTAGCGAAGCAAAGCGTTAACACTAGAACCTTCACTATTCAGCAAGCACTAGCTTGGGTTGGGACGAATATCTCTATGAATCAGATTTACGGTACGTTCAAGGAGAACAAAGACTTCAGAACGAACTATTGGGGGAGTATGGAGATATCAGGAAACGCGGGTGGCGTAAGCGCTGACACTTGGTCACAGGCTAATTGGGGAGCTAAGAGAAACTCTACCTCATATCCAACTAGCTCAAACGACTCTGTTAGAGGTTGGTTCTGCCCTAAGGTTTCCTACAAGGCAAACTTAAGGCTTAACGGAAATCCTACTTCTGTAACTATATCTAGGATGGACTTAGAGATTCCTGTTACCAACGAGGACGAAATGGTTAGTGACATATCTGTTGCAAATACCACGGCTAAGTTTACTCCGTATATCGGTATATACGAGGATGGTATGATGCTTAAGAAGATTGCTTTAGAGGACTCTAACGGCGACGCTCTAGAGCTTTCTCCTACAGGACGTGCTTTTGGTAACTCAAACAAAACCGACTCTAGCTCGCTAGGCGCACAAGACTACATACACAGCAACGGAGACAAGGCGCTAGTCAATGAAGGCGGTGGCGGTATCTACGATACTCTTAAGTTTGAGAACATAACTGCTTACTTCCCTGACGACATAGACATAGAGGTAAATGGAGCTTCTAGGTATTCCGTGAACTACTTCCTAGAGCCTATAGAGGGCACTGTGCAGGTTACTACTGTAGATACGTTTGTGTCTAACGGCGGAACTGTTATGGCTATGGCTACGGAGTCTGTTAAAGACAAGGAGATATACGAGCTGAAGAAACTGATAACTAGAATACCTACACTTACAGAGGCTGCTAAACTAGACATTACGTTTAGAGCTTCAGAAGACTTCTTGCCTCACAACAGTACAGACCTTATAAACATACAGGATTCTATAGCACAGACAACTACTGATACTATATACGATACCCTATTGGCTATATGTAAAAGGTTCAACTGTAACTTGCTATACGATTACGACAGCGCAACCTCTGAGCATATACTGAGAGTAGACCCGTTGCACATAGCTAGAAACGGTTCTGAGAACGTTTACTCTATGGCTGACGACGCTGTATCTATTAAACTTTCTGAAGGCGGTAGTAAGATTAAGGCTCTTTCTTTAATCAACGAGGACTACGACGCTTACTACGACGACGAAGACAACGACGGTGTAACTATTGGCTCTACAAAGCAGACAATAAACGAGGATGCCGCTAAGGACTTGGAAGTTAAGTTTGATTCGTCTATATTTTACAAGTCTGTATGTGGGGAAGAAACTGTGGAAAGACCCGCTAACCTAGAGTCGGGAGCATTTAGCTCAGAGCAACTAGGGCTAGCGTCTAACATACACGCGCTAAACAATGACATAGGGCTGAGGTTTGCTTTTGTACAGCCACAGAACTACACGACGAATATACTACACCCGTTTATAGTTTACAACGAGGATATTACACTTAGCGGAGCTATGAAGACGGAGACTGAGAGAATATATACTCTAGAGGCTTACGATAATGGTGGCTCAGGATTCGGTGAACTCAGCAACGGTAACGCTAGAATGATATTCAACGGTCAGTTGTCTCACGTGAACGGACAGGGATGGGATTTAAGAGCCGAAGACGAGAGCGGTAACACTACGGACTACTACGACCTTTATAGTGAAGGAGAAGCGCTCCTAATGGCTAATAACAGCATTATAGAGTTTGGTATGGTAGTAACTGTAGATAAGGTCGCGAACTTAGACTTCTTCCTACAGACACTTACAGCTCCAAACATAACTCCTAACAATATATTTGTGAAGAGTGCTAAGGGTAAAGTGTACGGTGACTTTGTGTATTTAACTATCGAAGCACTAATAGATTAATTTCGTAAATTATAAAAAGAGAGTAATATTTATGGCTACGTATAATGACTATCCTGAATCAGCTTCTAACAACGCTAAGAAAGTGTTGGCTTGGAAGAAGAAATACGGTAGTGAAGTCAAGGGTATGACCTCTGTGGGATGGACTCGCGCGAACCAATTGGCTAGCAATGAGAAACTCTCATACAAAACAATCGCACGTATGGCTGCTTTTAAGCGCCACCAAAAGAACGCTGCTATTGACCCTAAGTATAAGTCTACTCCTTGGAAGGACAGAGGCTACGTTGCTTGGTTAGGTTGGGGCGGAACGTCAGGAGTTAATTGGGCTATTAAAAAAGCCGAGTCTCTACGTAACTCAATGAGCGAACAAGAATTTGATGCTATGAACGAATTACCATTATTTAACATCACCCTAGACGACTTTGTAGAGGGTATGTATAAAATATCATTAGTAGACAAGCCTGCTATCGAAGAGAACTTCCTTTACTTCAGTGAAGCGAAAGCACCTGTGCTAGAGTTCGCAAACGATGAGAAGAAAGAAGTAGTAGGCCCTATAATGATTCCTAACAAACCAATCCTCAGACATTCCCCTGAGAAAGGTTATTACAATGTTCAATTTACTGAAGAGATTATCCAAGAGATAATGTACAAGTACAGTAAGGACGGACTTTGGAACTCATTCGGCATACACCACTCGTATGACACGCACGATGTGACTATGCTAGAAGTTTGGATGAAAGAGTCTGATAACGATAAGTCTAAGGACTATGGTTACGACCTTCCAAACGGAACAGTATTCGTTAAGACTAAGATTGAGTCTGATGAATTATTCAACGCTATCAAAAACGGAGAGGTAAATGGCTTCTCTATTGAAATTGAAGCGAATATAGAACTAACTAATACAGAAGAAGAAATGAACGAATTTTCATTTGGTATGGAGTTGGGCAAAATGATTTCACGTATTGAGGCTTTAGAGGCTCAGAACGCTGAGTTCGCTGCTCAACTTGAGAACTTCAACGCTCCTACAGAGGAAGTTGTCGAGACTATGGAAGAGGTTTCTATCGAACTGAACGAAGAAGAAGCAATTGAAGAAGTAGCTGAAGAAGCTGCTGAAGAGGTTGTTGCTGAAGAAGCTCAGGAAGAAGTTGCTGAAGTCGTAGAAGAAGAGCTGTCAGTCGTTGACGAGACAGTTGTAGAAGAAACAGTAGAGGAAGAGTTTTCTGCGGAAGAAGAAGTTAACGAAGAAAAGGTTGAGGAGGAATTTGCAGCACTTCAAAATGAAGAAGAAGTTGTAGAAGAGCCAAACACCGTTCTTGAGTTCAACGGAATCACTCCTGAGAAGGTTAACTTAGTTAACGACTTCTTTGCTCGTTTCAAATAATCAATTACTAATATAATACTCTAAACAAAAACAAAATGAGTTTATCTATTTCAAATTTGCCTTACGGCGACAGACGTCCTGATACTTTCATCGATACTATGGTGAAAAGTGCAGGTGTATTAAACCGCTTCCGTCTTGTTGACGGTGTGAAGAACAAAGTAAATGTTCCTATCTTTGACGCTGCTTTAACTTTCGGTACAGATATCTGTGCTTGGGATCCACAGAGCACTGCTACTATCGGTGAGAAAGAAATGAGCGTTGACACTTACAAGTGGTCATTCCTTAACTGTAAAGATGCTCTTGAGTCTTCTTACCGTGGTTTGATGCTTAAGCAAGGTCAGCACAATGCTGAGACTATGGACGCTGAGTTCAAGGATTGGGTTTTCGATTACTTCGCTAAATTATCTGCTCAGAAAGCACTTGAGTTGGCTGCTACTAAATTAGTAACTGAATTAGACGCTGATGCTAACATCATCGCTTTGGATACTAACGTTGCTACTATCTCTAAGGCTAACGTATTGGGTGTATTGGAAGCTGCTTACGGCGCAATGAGCGACGTTATGTTGTCTGCTATCTTCGGAGATGCTGACCGTGCTTACCGTCCTGCATTCTTTATGGGTACTGCTGCTTACCAAAGCTACCAATTGGCTATCGCTGACAAGTTCACGACTACTCCACAAGGTATCATCGAAGGCGCTATCCCTCAGTACTTGGGTATGGAGATTATCCACTTCCCTTCAATGGCTGCTAACGAGGTTCTCGTTTCTGCTCCTGATAACATCGTAATGCTTACTGACGACTACAATGACGTTAAAGCTATCGATATGAAGTACGAAGCTGAATTGTCTTCTGATAAAGTATGGGGTCAGTTCAAATTAGGTTTCTCTTACTTGAAGTCTGAAGAAATCGTTTACGGTAAAGACCGCGCTTAATCAATTAATTAACAGTGAGGGGGAGAGCTTAGTCTCTCTCCTAAACTAACCTAAAAGACATAAAAAAATGGCTTGTAATGTAAATCTTTCAGGTATCTCTTTCTCTTGTACTGACCTTCCCGTTGGTGGATTGACTCAGGTTTTAATCGGAGAAAAAGCTGACCTAGACGCTCTTGTATCAGTTGAGGCTGACAAGACTAACGTTGCTTACGGAGAGGTTACTATCACACCTACTAGTGCTAACTTGTTAGCTGACGGTGACGTTGTTGAATTGAACTTCAATAACAAAGATGGTTTCTCTGTATTTAACGATGTTAAAACTGTAAACGGAGACGGCTCTGTTTCTTCTATTCCTACTATCGCTATCGAGTTCCCTGTAATGAACGTAGCGAAGCGTGATGCTCTTGAGCAAATGGCTGTAGGTGGTGCTGAGTTAGTAGCTTTCGTTCAGACTGCTGCGGGTACTCATCACTTAGTTGGTTTCGAGTACGGATTGTACGCAGGAACTGTTGATGGAACTTCAGGTGCTTCACGTACTGACAAGAACCGTTACCAATTGACTTTAACAGGCGAGGAAAGCTCTTTGGCTTTTGCTTTGACTGCTGCTAATTGGACTGCAATCGCAGGATAATATCTTGCATAGAATACTTAAGGGGGTGGGGGCAACCCCGCCCTTTTTTCTAACTAACCACAATCAATAATTAATATGGCTTTCGACTGTTCAATAGCATTTAGCGACATAGATATCAACTGTCAGTTGATGGACGTAGGCGGTATCAAAGCTGTGGTTCTAGGAAAGCAGTGTGACTTAACTATGTCGTTCGACACCGTTACAGGAACGACGCTAACGAGCTTAGACCTTGCAGACTATGTTAGGTTTCAGCACAACAAAAAAGACGGCTCTACGACGTTCTCAGAGTCTAAGACAACTAGCGGTGGCTTAGGTGTTGTTAACACCGATATAACTATACAGCTACCACGTCTAGACAACAAGGTGAATAAGTTGGACTTTATGAGTCGCAGACAAGATATAGTCTGTCTTATGCTACACAACAACGGCAGTATAACTGTTAGTGGCTTTATGGACGGGCTAACAATGGATTACTCCGCAACTAGCGGAACAGGATTAAGGGATAAGTCTTTCGTGGACGTTAAGCTGTCAGCAACGAGTTGGATATCTTCTATAGTTTTGGACGATGACTCTGCACTCACAACACCGCTTTTCGGATAATGTATACGTTAGGAAGGCAAATCGGATATAGCTCAAATTGTGTGTCGACAGGAACAAGCGCGACGTACATAGAGAACAGGCACTATTACTCTTGCACAGTCATAACAATCCCGCCAATAACTTGGGACTTGTGGGCAGTGAATTGGGAAACTATTACAACTAATTGGGAAAACGAGGTATATAACTAACTATGGCTACATTACAGGGACAGCAACCAAAGGACACCTATAAGGGTCTGATTAAAACCTCTGACTCACAAGAGGCAACCACAGAGAAGAGCTTACAGGACGGTGCGGGAAACGCATTGCCTATGAGTGTATCTCCTAGTTCTGTAGGTTTCTCAGGTGATATAAAAGACAACAATGGTAACGCGGGCACTACGGGTCAGGTGTTATCTAAGACGCTAAACGGAACGGAGTGGTCAAACAGAACGTTTACCTTTACCCAAACAGTTAGCACAAACATATGGAGCATAACCCATAACATAGGTTCCTTCCCCGCAGTCACAGTTGTTGACTCGGTAGGTAACTTTGTTGTAGGAGACGTTTCTTATACCGACGATAGGTCGTTGACCTTGACGTTTAAAACTGCCTTCAAGGGTAAGGCTTATCTTAACTAATAACTAATAACAAAACAAATGGCTTCTAAATTTTTGATTGACATTGACCTCAATGGTAATGAGATTCAGAACTTCGGTATTCAAACTACGGGAACTCTGCCTTCTACTCCATTTAACGGTCAGGTTGTAAACCACAGCGGCGTAATCAAAGTCTACGAGACATCTTCTACATCGTGGAAGTATGTAGGTATGGCTGCTGACGGAACAACTATCACTGAGTCTTCAGGCGTTATCTCTGTAGGTGCAATACCTCAGTCTAGCGTTACAGGTCTTGCTACTTCTTTAGGCGGTAAGGTTGATGACTCTCAAGTATTAACAAACGTACCTTCAGGTGCGGTATTTACCGATACTACCTACACAGCAGGTGACGGTCTAGACCTATCATCTACCGAGTTCGCTGTAGACTCTACAGTTGTTCGCACTTCAGGCGCACAGACTATCGGTGGCTCTAAGACATTCTCTAGCGACGTAATCGTTGAGGGTGACCTTACTGTAAGCGGCGCTGTAATCACTACATTGTCTGAGCAAGTTGAGATTGAGGATAACATCCTTCTACTTAACTCTAACGTAACAGGTACTCCTACTGAGGACTCAGGTCTTGAGGTAGAGCGTGGAACAAGTGCAAACGCAAAATTAGTATGGGACGAGTCTGCTGACCGTTGGACATTTACTAACGACGGAAGTACTTTCTTTAACATTCCTGTATCTAGTGAGTACTCTACTGCTAACGATAACGATTTTGTTGACGGTGCTACATTTAACAGCGCTAACGGTGAGTTAACTCTTAGCGTATCTTCACAGTCTGACGTTGTAGTTGACCTAGATGGACGCTACTTAACTTCGTTTACTGAGTCTAACGATTACGGAACTATCGCCGTATCAGGACAGACTTCTGTTGCTGCTTCAAGCGCAGGAGACACAGTTACCTTCGTAGGAGCGGGTGGTATGACTATCACTACAGGTACTGACGAGGTTACATTTACTTCTGCTAACGATAACGACATCGACTACATTAGCGGTGCTTCTTTTGCTAGCGGTACGTTGACATTAACAGGTCAGGGTAACGCGGGTGCTTCTGTATCTTTAGACGGACGTTACTTACAGTCTTTCACTGAAACTGACCCTGTATTTACTGCTCACGTTGCTAACGGTATTACAGCAACCAAGATTTCAAATTGGGATACTGCTTTCGGTTGGGGCGACCACGGTGTTGAAGGATACCTAACTGCTGTACCTGCTGCGGGTATTGGTGCGGGTACTTACGGTGATGCTGCTGACGGTACTAAGATTGATACAATCACAGTTGATGCTCAAGGTCGTGTAACTGCTCTTGCTACAGGCCCTGTAGTTGACAACAACACACAGCGTACTGACGAAGAGATTGAAGACGTTGTAGGTGCAATGTTCAGCGGAAACATTGAAAGCGGTCTAAGCGTAGTCTACCAAGACTCTACTGCTGACATCGACGTTGTTACAACTCACCACACTTACACTCATAGTGAGGCTAGCTACGCGGGTGGTACACTTAAGATTGGCGGTCACAACTTAGACTTATCAGCGGGTGCTGTAGTTCAGGTTTATGACGTATCTTCAAGTAACTACCAACAGGTTGCTACAGACGTTGTATTAGACACGACCAACGTTGAGATTAGTGTAGTTCTACCTGCGGGAGATTGGAAAATCATCGCACACGGAACAAGAGCTTAATAATAACTTTATAGCGGGGCGGTTAACGCCGCCCTTCTATTTTTTAACCACAACAGAATATGGCTAATAAGGTAATAACAGATTTAGAAGTAGACGGAACGGTAACTGCAACAAGCGGTAACTCGACTAATTGGAACACCGCTTACGGGTGGGGCGACCACGCGGGTCTTTACGATAACTACAGTTCTTTTAACCTTAAGACCAACGGCACACAGCGTACTACCGTTTCTAGCGGCGGTACAGTTGATATCACAGCAGGAAGTAATGTAAGTGTTAGTTATAGCGCGGGTGGTGTGGTTACTCTCGCGTCTACTAATACTACGTATTCCGCGGGCACAGGTTTAGATTTGACAGGGACAGTTTTCTCTGTTGAGTCTGACTTGCGCGATGTATCCTATATAGGAAAGGATAGCAATAACTACATTCAGTTCAATGTAGACGGCAATGGACACACAGATTTCTACACAGCGGGTGCGTGGGTAGCTAGGCTACAGAGCGACGGTGAGCTTCACGTTAAAGGCGACATCGTAGCATTCTCTGATATCTTTAATCCTTAATAGTATGGCCCTACAATCTAGCGGTCAGATTAAATTCTCTGAAATAAACACAGAGCTTTCTAGAACTTCAACAGACATAATCAGTCTATCAGATGCTTCTACGGGAGTCCTAGGTGCTATAAACACCAATAACGCTGTAGCTGACAGACCTGACCAATCTGCGCCTCACGCTATAAGCGAATGGTTTAGCTACAATCACAATGCAGCGGGTGCTTACACAAACACGCACTACTACTCTATGACCTACGACGCACTCAGAAGAAGTGCTACTAGTTCTCCGTTCAACCTTAGCGGCTCTCAGGACTTGTCTGTATCTATGTGGGTAAAGCAATTAGCTACAACGGCCAACGAGATTATGTGGGACTTCTCGAATACTTCGAGCAACTCATCTAACAGATTCTTTCTGCAATACCACAAGTCTTTTAACCGATTGATAGTTAAGCACAGGACAAACAGTACGAATTACGACAGACAGTTTTCTTTACACGATAACAACTCTATAACGGGAACAGGCACTAACTCAGGCGTAGCTTGGAGCAATACCAATAGAGGAAACACCAACTCAGATGGTTGGACATTACTCACTGTAACTTATGACGCTTCTCAGTCTAATGCTACAAACGGTATTAAGTTGTATTGGAACGCTACTGAGGTAACCACACAAGCTGTCGCTAACTCAGGAACAAGAAGTACTATAGCGGTTAACGACTTCACCATAGGTAACAACAACCACAACGCTACAACTACAGCGGGAGCTATGAACTGTAATGTCGACGAGCTAAAGATATTCGGAAGCGTTTTAAGCGCCTCTAACGTAACTTCTCTATACAATGGTGGTGTAGTAGCCAATGCAGCAAATTCGTTCAGCACAGGGCTTCTTACGGAGTACAGCTTCGATAGCAACACTCAGGACAGCGCAGGGTTATTCCCTACGTCTCAGGTAGACACGGGCGCAAGAACGGCTTACTAATGAGTCGCGTATTGAGCGTGATTCGCTCAAAGCGTCAGAACGGTAGGATTGTCGTTATACCTCATTTATACTTTACCTATCTATTCATAGGTTTAGTTAGCGGTGGTGTTTACTCCATACTAGGTAGGGACGCATTAGTCGCCCTATTTAGTTGGTATTATATCAACGGTATAGACACATATCTATTGATGCTGTCTATAGTTGAATACGCGCTTAGAGTGATATTGATAAACAAAAAGCACATACGATAATTTCGTAAATTATAAAAAGGGCACTTACTTTAAATAACCACTATGAAGTTAACCAAAAAAGAATTAGCTAGTCTCAAGGAGATTGTAGCTGAGATTAAGAAGATAGAGGGCGTTATCGCCAATCTAGAACTACAGAAATCAAACGCTGTTAATCACTATCGCGCTATGCGTGAGTCAGTTGACGGTTATAAAGAAGTGTTACAAAAGAAATACGGAGACGTTCAAATCGACGTAGCTACAGGTACTATCAAAAAAGCGAATGAAGAGACTAAATAATCAGGAAGTTAATATAATTTCTGTTATCAGGACTTATGATATGAGTAGTCAATTTTACGAAGTTGACCTTCTGTCTAGTTCTGATTTTTCTCGCGCCTATACCTTTTCTGTTGGTGTACATTTACCTAGCAATTGCAAAGACTTTGCTACGATAATTGTAGATTTAACATCTAATGTTATAGAGTCGGGAGAGTATGTATTTAGCCTTAGAGACGTTAGTTCAGGCGGGTCTGACACAGTTGTAGAGTTTTTAGCTCTAGTGGAAGATAACGACAGAACGAGTGTTGATACTGCTGATATCTATGGTGATTCAATAATCTTCTAAAAAGAATTAAATGGGTTTATTTGACAGAGTAATTGAGACGTTTGCATCGTACACCAACGTGCAGGCGACAAGCAGTAGCATAGCCTCTAATGAGTTGGAGAATGCTATTCGCGACCTTAACGGTAAGTATCGTTTAGGGCAAACAAACAAAGGCTCGTACATTAAGTTCGGTGTTCAGGATGACTTTCCTGTTATGCTAGACAAGATGCTACGTCAGTCTCCTGTTCACGCAGGTATCCTAACCAAGAAGGCCAAGATGGTCGTAGGCACAGACGTCTCTTACGACGACTCATTCCTACAGACTAAGAAGGCTAAGGCAGAACTTAAGGTGTTTGTACAGAACTGTGCGGGCGCTAACAAGGGTCTATACGACGTGTTAACTCACGCGTCTTTTCAATACGAGAAGTCAGGCGCTTACGCTATGTATATCAGATGGAACAAGGAACGTACTAAGATACTAGAACTCAGCTCGCTAGACATTAAGGGTGTACGTGCGGCAGAACCTAACAACAAGGGTGAGGTAACTAATTACATAGTTCGCCGTATGTTCGGTCAGGGCGCAGACTCTATGCAGCACAATGAGGCTCGCGTTATACCCGCGTTCAACAAGTGGGATAAGAAGCAGACTGAAGCTGTATTGTATGTTACTAACCCGTTCTCAGGTAACGAGTTCTACGGTGTGCCTAACTACATTTCTGCATTCCATTATATCTCGGCTGACTTTGCTTTCGGTAAGCATATTAAGAACAGCGCCGAGAACGGATTTACGCCTAAGGTTATGGCCACGTTCGTTGGACGTAATATGAGTCCTGAGCAGAAGCAAAAGGAGTACGAGGCGTTCAAGAACTCATTCACGGGAACTGACGGTGAGCAAGCTATGTTAGCTTGGGTTAAGAAGCCTGAAGACAAACCCACTATTGAGTCACTAGATATTTCAAACCTAGATAAGACTGTAGATGTTCTTTCTAGACTAAACGATGCTAAAATTCTAACTGCACACAATGTTACAAGCCCTACGCTATTTGGTGTTATGGTTAGCGGTAAACTTGGAGGTACGGGTAACGAGCTTATCACTGCTTACCAAATTTTCCGTGCTACTGAAACGCTACCTAACAGAGAGATTTTATTTAATGGTGTGCAGCGCCTCCTTGATACAGTCGGTTTGGGTGGAATGTCTCTCGATGTAGTAGAGGAGCCTATCAACCTAGAGAGTATTAAAGGTGCTAACACAACAGATGTAACCCCTAAAGAAGAGAAGTAATGGTAGATATTTTATTCATAGACGACAATTACCTATACAAGAACTTCCCTCTTCCTAACAAGATGGACAGAGCTAACGTTTTGTCTATAGTTCAGATTGAACAGTTCACAACAATTCAGGACGTACTAGGCACTTGCCTGTACGAATACCTAGAGGCGGGTATGCTAGCTCAGAACCTTACAGCTACAGAGCAGGAGCTTATGAAGCTAGTTAAGTATTGTTTAGCTATGCACACCGCAAAGGCTGCTATCACGTTCACTAGGACGGCTGCTGCTTCTCACAGTAACACAGACGCACAGAGTCAGAGTCAATACACTCTAGATGCGTTGTCAGATTCAATCATATCTAAGGCAGGATACGTTCAGGACAGAATCATTAAGTTTGTAAAAGCTGACGCTGACCTTCTAGCGATTGCTCAGGCAGAAGGGTGTAACAATGACTTGTTTAACGATGAGGACTCTGTTGGTTTAGACGGCTCTGTATTCTACCCTAATGGTAGCACAAGTAACTCGGAAACGGATTGCTAGTAAACAAGTTATAACAACCCTAACACAAACACAATATGCCTACACAGAACAGTGATAAGATAAATATATCTCACTCTGTTGCTCGCAAGTCAGGTATCTACGGTCTAGAATGGGACGTAGCTAACGAGGCATTGCAAGTAAAGAGAACTGAGACTAACGGAACGGTAACAGAATATGCTGTACAATCAGCGCCTTCACGCGACGGTGAGTCGGGCTATTCGCACACAGGTGCATTCGCTGACAAGCCTCTTACAAACGATTACGTTTGGGAAGCGGGTGGTGGTATAAACTACACTCAGGCTGACGTAGATGCGTCTTCTTACAAAGTTCTTAGTCTTAGTGAGGCTGTTCACTTAGCTGTTGATAACCCATATTGGTCAACACCAACTCCTTCGGGAACAACGGGTATAGGATTGTTTCAGGGAGCTAACCTTCCTGAAGGTGTAAGTTCTTTGTTTGACTACACGTTTGACTACGACACTGCATACCCAACCTCTAGCGGAACGGGTTACGAGGGTTCTACAGGGCGCATAAAGCTCAATGACCTTAACTACGGCGACCAACTACGTGTGCGCTTCGACTTCAATGTAATACCTCAGATTGCTAATACGACTATAGAGCCTGCGCTTTGGTATTCTAACCGTAACGACAGCGATGACATTACATACACGTTCCCTCTGACGACTTCTCCTGTATTCTATGGTCTAGGTACAGTTGGTAACACATACCTCAACAGGGTAGAGATATCGGCTTGGATTACATCTAACGAAGATGTTAACGCTCTAGCGCTGCCTGCTATCAAAGCAGACAACCCCGTGATTATTCAGCCTTTGGGTTTATTAGTAACTATTTTAAGATAACAGTATGGCGATTAAAGTAACAAGAAACGATGCGGGAAACTGTATCACATTCGTAGGCTCTACAAACCCTGTATATTGGAACTCTTGTCTAGAGGGAGAAATAAACGAGTCTAACTCGAATAACATAAATGTAGTCAACAAGATTAGAACTGTAGAAGAGGGAACTGTAATTTATGAGTTCTTCAATCTTCCTTACACAGACTTTCAGGACAGAGACGGTAATGATTTTGTATCACCGTCTGACTGTGCCCAATACATAACTGATAACGCAAACGTACTCAGCAACACGGGTACATTCGTGTTTAGTCAGACTGACGTTTTAGACGCTCAGAGAGACGCTACAGACACTACGGTTTTGTTTAGCAATGGTGATATATACGCTGTAAACTCTTTACACGCTTCTAGCCAAGCTGACGGAACTATTAAGATATCTACCGTTCGCGGTAGCAAGGACATCTACACTCATTTAAGATACTACAATGTTAGTGTTTTAGACGGTGTTGTTTCAGGATTTAATACAATTGACGCTGCTGTAGACAGACTTAACGAAGTGTTGGGCGGAACTACTGTAGGCTCTAACACAGGTAACACTCAGACTACCGTTACCACGACAGACAGCACAGCCACCTTTACCGTGTATGGAGATAGAATTACTCAGACGGGCTCAGGCTCAACTTTAGGGTACACCTCTACAGCGCAGGCAGGAAACTTTGATACTAGCAATGGACTTTACTCTGACCAAACAATTAGTGAAAATGGAGAGTATTTTGAGTTCGAGCAAGACGGTGGAGATTGGACTAACTCTAGAGGTGTTTATATAGGTCTGTTTGACGAGACTACTTACGACGTGGCTGATTTGGACGCTGACGTTGCAGGTAACGAGGTTAAAGGTCTTTTGTACCTTAGACTATACCCTAGTGCATTTACGTTCGCTGACGCGACTAACGGAGCAGGTAAGATTAATGAGGCAGGATTTTCTAACAGCCCTCAGACTAAAACTAAATTCAGACTAGGCCGTGATAACGACGGTAGAGTGTACATAGCTCACGAAACTTCAGCTAATGTGTTTGAGGTTATATGTCGTAGCGAGAATGTAGTATCAGCGGGAACTGAGTTGAGGTTCTTCGGTGTTATGCCTTTGGCCAACGAGCTGAACGGTGTTCGTAATATGACTGTAAACGAAGCTGTCTTAGGCGCTAGTGCTACTTGGTATTACGTTGAGTCTCCTGACACAGAGTTCTACTACCCGTTGTTCTCTAACGAGGCAGACGCTATAATGATTGACGAGCTTTACGGAACTGCCGCTTCAGGCGCAGGTGCAGCTCACACTCATACATTTGCTGATGAGCAGCCTTCTGTTCAGACTTGGTATATGCCTCAGACATATATGTTCCACGCTCAGAGTGCAGCTCCTAGCTCACCTGTTGGGATTGCTTGGAATGAAATACAAACAGGAGACGACGCTAACTACATTCCTAGTCAGTTTAGTCAAAGCATAACCGTAGCGGAAGGCGATAACATCAACCTTCAGATTAAGCCTGCGGGAGACGCTAACACTTACGCACTTTCTAACATTCCTACAGGACTAGCTTACAATTCTGTATCAGGGTATCTACAGGGTACTGCTCCTGAAGTTACAGGAGACAACGTATCTAACCCTAGTGACGAATACGTTATTAGCGTAACAAAGGCTAACGCATACGGAAGTAGTGTAGGTTCTTTGACCCTCACGGTAACTAATGAAGACGCTCCTGTATCGACTAACACCACATCTTGGACTAAGGCGTTAGATTTTAGCGGTAGCGAATACGCTAAGCACGTTAATAATAGTATGTATTACCAACCTTTACAAATGGCGGGACTTGCTAATACAGTTGTTGGACACTCAACACAAGGGTATACATCAAATAATAGTTCCTCAAGACCTTGGGCTACAGTAGTTGTATTTAAGTCAGATGGTTACAGCGGTAATCAAATGATATGGAATCAAGGCGAAGGTTCTACAAGTGGCGATGACAACATTTTCGTAAATGTAACTGCTAACGGGACTGTGAACTTCGGTTGGGGACGTGAAGGTGTAGGATATAATCAATGTCAAATTCTTACAAACATATCCTCTTCTACTTGGTATGCAGTTTATATAGCTCACAGTGGAGAAAGATTAGGTGGTGGGAATGCTACTGCATCTAACTTAGCTGATTGTTTTGATATTAGAACAATGAGTAGTGCAGATTCATTTGCTTCATTGAGTAATAACTTATCAGTTGCGGCTAATTGGGTGGTTACAGGTGTTAGAATGGATAGAACTTTTGCAGGAGACTTTACTGTTGGTGGTAGAGGAACAGGGTATAGTTATAGAGGTAAGATTGCTAGTATGATAACTCACTGTTTAAAGGCAGGTGTGACTATGCCTGATGCTACTGAGATTAAATTAATGATTACAGACCCAATGAAATGGGAAACTGATTACTTAATAGGAAATTCATATAGAAGACCTTATTATGTAAATAGCTCTACTAATTATCAAAAACAGACAAGTTTAGGGTTTAAGGCTAACCAAATGTGGTTAATGGGTGACGGTACTCCTGACACATTCCCTAACATCAATAACGAGCAGAGACCAAATTGGTTAAATTATACATATTTAGTTATGACTAGTATGGCTAGTAATGATATTGAAACTGTAAACATAAGCGGATTAACTTAACAAAAAGTGAGGGGGCTATGCCCTCTCTCTTTAACTTTTTATTTGTATCTTTGCAACATGGCAACACAAGCGAACTTAGACATAGCACAACGATTAGACCTCACTTGCCGAAAGGGTGATTCTTTCCAACTTTTATTTAATGTAAAAGATGCAGACGGGGCATTAGTTGACTTTACTTTGTTCACCGACTTTAAAATGGACGTTAGAGAAACCGACAATGACGAAGGTACTCCTATACTTCAGTTTTTGAACGCGGACTTTGTAGGCACTGCTGAAGGAACGTTAACAGCTTCTAAAACCTACACAGAAATGGCTGCTGTTCAATCGGGTACATTTGTTTATGATTTACAGGTGACTGATGGAAATGCCGTACGTACAACTTGGTTCTACGGATTATTTACTATTATAGACGACGTAACCCTTTCATAAAAATGTCAACCAACAGAATATCAGTATCAACTCAGCTTCAAGCGAAAAATAGCGTAACCGTAGTAGAAAGAGGTTCTATTGCGGGCATTGCTGCTGCGTCCGATAAAACAAAAAACGTTTCCATAAACATAAATGCATGGACTGCTGTCGGTGACGAGCATGAAATATCGTTAGTTCACAACCTAGCTAAGAAGCCTTCAGTAACTGTTGTAGACTCATTTAACCAAGTATTGTTTCCCGAAGTTGTATACATAGACAACAACACAGTCAAATTGGTGGTTACTGCTCAGTTCTCGGGCACGGCTCACTTCAACTAATTTTACTTATCTTTGCAGATGTAATTAATTATTAAAACATTTGCAAATGAAATTTCTAAACAACTTAGACCTTCAGAGTAATGAGCTACAGAATGCTGTAATTCAAAACTATGCGGGTAACCCTGACGGTAACTTGTCAGGTACTGAGGGGCAAATTGTTTATTCTACTACGGTTGATGCTATTTTCATCAACACAGATTCATCTACAGCATGGGACAGACTAGCAACGGGCTCGAGCGCCGTAGCTTCTGTAACAGCAGGAGACTCATCTATCGTAGTAGGAGGAACATCATCCGCCCCTACAATCGCACACGCTGACACATCGAGTGTTAGCGACATTACTGCGGCTTCTCGTACTTACGTAGACGGTATCACATTTGATACATACGGACACGTACAAAGTATCAGCACATCTGCGGAGACTGTAACCGACACGACCTACGCCCTAAGCCTAGAGGCATCAGGTGTAATACGTCTTTCTGATGGCTCTTCTAACGATGATTTAACTATCGCGGGAGCAGGTGGAGCAAGCATTAGCCAATCGGGTAGTACTCTTACTATCACTTCAGCTAACGACAACGATTTTGTTGACGCTGCTACATTCAACTCTACTAACGGTGAGTTAACTCTTAGCGTATCTTCACAGTCTGACGTTGTAGTTGACCTAGATGGACGCTACTTAACTTCGTTTACTGAGTCTAACGATTACGGAACTATCGCCGTATCAGGACAGACTTCTGTTGCTGCTTCAAGCGCAGGAGACACAGTTACCTTCGTAGGAGCGGGTGGTATGACTATCACTACAGGTACTGACGAGGTTACATTTACTTCTGCTAACGATAACGACATCGACTACATTAGCGGTGCTTCTTTTGCTAGCGGTACGTTGACATTAACAGGTCAGGGTAACGCGGGTGCTTCTGTATCTTTAGACGGACGTTACTTACAGTCTTTCACTGAAACTGACCCTGTATTTACTGCTCACGTTGCTAACGGTATTACAGCAACCAAGATTTCAAATTGGGATACTGCTTTCGGTTGGGGCGACCACGGTGTTGAAGGATACCTAACTGCTGTACCTGCTGCGGGTATTGGTGCGGGTACTTACGGTGATGCTGCTGACGGTACTAAGATTGATACAATCACAGTTGATGCTCAAGGTCGTGTAACTGCTCTTGCTACAGGCCCTGTAGTTGACAACAACACACAGCGTACTGACGAAGAGATTGAAGACGTTGTAGGTGCAATGTTCAGCGGAAACATTGAAAGCGGTCTAAGCGTAGTCTACCAAGACTCTACTGCTGACATCGACGTTGTTACAACTCACCACACTTACACTCATAGTGAGGCTAGCTACGCGGGTGGTACACTTAAGATTGGCGGTCACAACTTAGACTTATCAGCGGGTGCTGTAGTTCAGGTTTATGACGTATCTTCAAGTAACTACCAACAGGTTGCTACAGACGTTGTATTAGACACGACCAACGTTGAGATTAGTGTAGTTCTACCTGCGGGAGATTGGAAAATCATCGCACACGGAACAAGAGCTTAATAATAACTTTATAGCGGGGCGGTTAACGCCGCCCTTCTATTTTTTAACCACAACAGAATATGGCTAATAAGGTAATAACAGATTTAGAAGTAGACGGAACGGTAACTGCAACAAGCGGTAACTCGACTAATTGGAACACCGCTTACGGGTGGGGCGACCACGCGGGTCTTTACGATAACTACAGTTCTTTTAACCTTAAGACCAACGGCACACAGCGTACTACCGTTTCTAGCGGCGGTACAGTTGATATCACAGCAGGAAGTAATGTAAGTGTTAGTTATAGCGCGGGTGGTGTGGTTACTCTCGCGTCTACTAATACTACGTATTCCGCGGGCACAGGTTTAGATTTGACAGGGACAGTTTTCTCTGTTGAGTCTGACTTGCGCGATGTATCCTATATAGGAAAGGATAGCAATAACTACATTCAGTTCAATGTAGACGGCAATGGACACACAGATTTCTACACAGCGGGTGCGTGGGTAGCTAGGCTACAGAGCGACGGTGAGCTTCACGTTAAAGGCGACATCGTAGCATTCTCTGATATCTTTAATCCTTAATAGTATGGCCCTACAATCTAGCGGTCAGATTAAATTCTCTGAAATAAACACAGAGCTTTCTAGAACTTCAACAGACATAATCAGTCTATCAGATGCTTCTACGGGAGTCCTAGGTGCTATAAACACCAATAACGCTGTAGCTGACAGACCTGACCAATCTGCGCCTCACGCTATAAGCGAATGGTTTAGCTACAATCACAATGCAGCGGGTGCTTACACAAACACGCACTACTACTCTATGACCTACGACGCACTCAGAAGAAGTGCTACTAGTTCTCCGTTCAACCTTAGCGGCTCTCAGGACTTGTCTGTATCTATGTGGGTAAAGCAATTAGCTACAACGGCCAACGAGATTATGTGGGACTTCTCGAATACTTCGAGCAACTCATCTAACAGATTCTTTCTGCAATACCACAAGTCTTTTAACCGATTGATAGTTAAGCACAGGACAAACAGTACGAATTACGACAGACAGTTTTCTTTACACGATAACAACTCTATAACGGGAACAGGCACTAACTCAGGCGTAGCTTGGAGCAATACCAATAGAGGAAACACCAACTCAGATGGTTGGACATTACTCACTGTAACTTATGACGCTTCTCAGTCTAATGCTACAAACGGTATTAAGTTGTATTGGAACGCTACTGAGGTAACCACACAAGCTGTCGCTAACTCAGGAACAAGAAGTACTATAGCGGTTAACGACTTCACCATAGGTAACAACAACCACAACGCTACAACTACAGCGGGAGCTATGAACTGTAATGTCGACGAGCTAAAGATATTCGGAAGCGTTTTAAGCGCCTCTAACGTAACTTCTCTATACAATGGTGGTGTAGTAGCCAATGCAGCAAATTCGTTCAGCACAGGGCTTCTTACGGAGTACAGCTTCGATAGCAACACTCAGGACAGCGCAGGGTTATTCCCTACGTCTCAGGTAGACACGGGCGCAAGAACGGCTTACTAATGAGTCGCGTATTGAGCGTGATTCGCTCAAAGCGTCAGAACGGTAGGATTGTCGTTATACCTCATTTATACTTTACCTATCTATTCATAGGTTTAGTTAGCGGTGGTGTTTACTCCATACTAGGTAGGGACGCATTAGTCGCCCTATTTAGTTGGTATTATATCAACGGTATAGACACATATCTATTGATGCTGTCTATAGTTGAATACGCGCTTAGAGTGATATTGATAAACAAAAAGCACATACGATAATTTCGTAAATTATAAAAAGGGCACTTACTTTAAATAACCACTATGAAGTTAACCAAAAAAGAATTAGCTAGTCTCAAGGAGATTGTAGCTGAGATTAAGAAGATAGAGGGCGTTATCGCCAATCTAGAACTACAGAAATCAAACGCTGTTAATCACTATCGCGCTATGCGTGAGTCAGTTGACGGTTATAAAGAAGTGTTACAAAAGAAATACGGAGACGTTCAAATCGACGTAGCTACAGGTACTATCAAAAAAGCGAATGAAGAGACTAAATAATCAGGAAGTTAATATAATTTCTGTTATCAGGACTTATGATATGAGTAGTCAATTTTACGAAGTTGACCTTCTGTCTAGTTCTGATTTTTCTCGCGCCTATACCTTTTCTGTTGGTGTACATTTACCTAGCAATTGCAAAGACTTTGCTACGATAATTGTAGATTTAACATCTAATGTTATAGAGTCGGGAGAGTATGTATTTAGCCTTAGAGACGTTAGTTCAGGCGGGTCTGACACAGTTGTAGAGTTTTTAGCTCTAGTGGAAGATAACGACAGAACGAGTGTTGATACTGCTGATATCTATGGTGATTCAATAATCTTCTAAAAAGAATTAAATGGGTTTATTTGACAGAGTAATTGAGACGTTTGCATCGTACACCAACGTGCAGGCGACAAGCAGTAGCATAGCCTCTAATGAGTTGGAGAATGCTATTCGCGACCTTAACGGTAAGTATCGTTTAGGGCAAACAAACAAAGGCTCGTACATTAAGTTCGGTGTTCAGGATGACTTTCCTGTTATGCTAGACAAGATGCTACGTCAGTCTCCTGTTCACGCAGGTATCCTAACCAAGAAGGCCAAGATGGTCGTAGGCACAGACGTCTCTTACGACGACTCATTCCTACAGACTAAGAAGGCTAAGGCAGAACTTAAGGTGTTTGTACAGAACTGTGCGGGCGCTAACAAGGGTCTATACGACGTGTTAACTCACGCGTCTTTTCAATACGAGAAGTCAGGCGCTTACGCTATGTATATCAGATGGAACAAGGAACGTACTAAGATACTAGAACTCAGCTCGCTAGACATTAAGGGTGTACGTGCGGCAGAACCTAACAACAAGGGTGAGGTAACTAATTACATAGTTCGCCGTATGTTCGGTCAGGGCGCAGACTCTATGCAGCACAATGAGGCTCGCGTTATACCCGCGTTCAACAAGTGGGATAAGAAGCAGACTGAAGCTGTATTGTATGTTACTAACCCGTTCTCAGGTAACGAGTTCTACGGTGTGCCTAACTACATTTCTGCATTCCATTATATCTCGGCTGACTTTGCTTTCGGTAAGCATATTAAGAACAGCGCCGAGAACGGATTTACGCCTAAGGTTATGGCCACGTTCGTTGGACGTAATATGAGTCCTGAGCAGAAGCAAAAGGAGTACGAGGCGTTCAAGAACTCATTCACGGGAACTGACGGTGAGCAAGCTATGTTAGCTTGGGTTAAGAAGCCTGAAGACAAACCCACTATTGAGTCACTAGATATTTCAAACCTAGATAAGACTGTAGATGTTCTTTCTAGACTAAACGATGCTAAAATTCTAACTGCACACAATGTTACAAGCCCTACGCTATTTGGTGTTATGGTTAGCGGTAAACTTGGAGGTACGGGTAACGAGCTTATCACTGCTTACCAAATTTTCCGTGCTACTGAAACGCTACCTAACAGAGAGATTTTATTTAATGGTGTGCAGCGCCTCCTTGATACAGTCGGTTTGGGTGGAATGTCTCTCGATGTAGTAGAGGAGCCTATCAACCTAGAGAGTATTAAAGGTGCTAACACAACAGATGTAACCCCTAAAGAAGAGAAGTAATGGTAGATATTTTATTCATAGACGACAATTACCTATACAAGAACTTCCCTCTTCCTAACAAGATGGACAGAGCTAACGTTTTGTCTATAGTTCAGATTGAACAGTTCACAACAATTCAGGACGTACTAGGCACTTGCCTGTACGAATACCTAGAGGCGGGTATGCTAGCTCAGAACCTTACAGCTACAGAGCAGGAGCTTATGAAGCTAGTTAAGTATTGTTTAGCTATGCACACCGCAAAGGCTGCTATCACGTTCACTAGGACGGCTGCTGCTTCTCACAGTAACACAGACGCACAGAGTCAGAGTCAATACACTCTAGATGCGTTGTCAGATTCAATCATATCTAAGGCAGGATACGTTCAGGACAGAATCATTAAGTTTGTAAAAGCTGACGCTGACCTTCTAGCGATTGCTCAGGCAGAAGGGTGTAACAATGACTTGTTTAACGATGAGGACTCTGTTGGTTTAGACGGCTCTGTATTCTACCCTAATGGTAGCACAAGTAACTCGGAAACGGATTGCTAGTAAACAAGTTATAACAACCCTAACACAAACACAATATGCCTACACAGAACAGTGATAAGATAAATATATCTCACTCTGTTGCTCGCAAGTCAGGTATCTACGGTCTAGAATGGGACGTAGCTAACGAGGCATTGCAAGTAAAGAGAACTGAGACTAACGGAACGGTAACAGAATATGCTGTACAATCAGCGCCTTCACGCGACGGTGAGTCGGGCTATTCGCACACAGGTGCATTCGCTGACAAGCCTCTTACAAACGATTACGTTTGGGAAGCGGGTGGTGGTATAAACTACACTCAGGCTGACGTAGATGCGTCTTCTTACAAAGTTCTTAGTCTTAGTGAGGCTGTTCACTTAGCTGTTGATAACCCATATTGGTCAACACCAACTCCTTCGGGAACAACGGGTATAGGATTGTTTCAGGGAGCTAACCTTCCTGAAGGTGTAAGTTCTTTGTTTGACTACACGTTTGACTACGACACTGCATACCCAACCTCTAGCGGAACGGGTTACGAGGGTTCTACAGGGCGCATAAAGCTCAATGACCTTAACTACGGCGACCAACTACGTGTGCGCTTCGACTTCAATGTAATACCTCAGATTGCTAATACGACTATAGAGCCTGCGCTTTGGTATTCTAACCGTAACGACAGCGATGACATTACATACACGTTCCCTCTGACGACTTCTCCTGTATTCTATGGTCTAGGTACAGTTGGTAACACATACCTCAACAGGGTAGAGATATCGGCTTGGATTACATCTAACGAAGATGTTAACGCTCTAGCGCTGCCTGCTATCAAAGCAGACAACCCCGTGATTATTCAGCCTTTGGGTTTATTAGTAACTATTTTAAGATAACAGTATGGCGATTAAAGTAACAAGAAACGATGCGGGAAACTGTATCACATTCGTAGGCTCTACAAACCCTGTATATTGGAACTCTTGTCTAGAGGGAGAAATAAACGAGTCTAACTCGAATAACATAAATGTAGTCAACAAGATTAGAACTGTAGAAGAGGGAACTGTAATTTATGAGTTCTTCAATCTTCCTTACACAGACTTTCAGGACAGAGACGGTAATGATTTTGTATCACCGTCTGACTGTGCCCAATACATAACTGATAACGCAAACGTACTCAGCAACACGGGTACATTCGTGTTTAGTCAGACTGACGTTTTAGACGCTCAGAGAGACGCTACAGACACTACGGTTTTGTTTAGCAATGGTGATATATACGCTGTAAACTCTTTACACGCTTCTAGCCAAGCTGACGGAACTATTAAGATATCTACCGTTCGCGGTAGCAAGGACATCTACACTCATTTAAGATACTACAATGTTAGTGTTTTAGACGGTGTTGTTTCAGGATTTAATACAATTGACGCTGCTGTAGACAGACTTAACGAAGTGTTGGGCGGAACTACTGTAGGCTCTAACACAGGTAACACTCAGACTACCGTTACCACGACAGACAGCACAGCCACCTTTACCGTGTATGGAGATAGAATTACTCAGACGGGCTCAGGCTCAACTTTAGGGTACACCTCTACAGCGCAGGCAGGAAACTTTGATACTAGCAATGGACTTTACTCTGACCAAACAATTAGTGAAAATGGAGAGTATTTTGAGTTCGAGCAAGACGGTGGAGATTGGACTAACTCTAGAGGTGTTTATATAGGTCTGTTTGACGAGACTACTTACGACGTGGCTGATTTGGACGCTGACGTTGCAGGTAACGAGGTTAAAGGTCTTTTGTACCTTAGACTATACCCTAGTGCATTTACGTTCGCTGACGCGACTAACGGAGCAGGTAAGATTAATGAGGCAGGATTTTCTAACAGCCCTCAGACTAAAACTAAATTCAGACTAGGCCGTGATAACGACGGTAGAGTGTACATAGCTCACGAAACTTCAGCTAATGTGTTTGAGGTTATATGTCGTAGCGAGAATGTAGTATCAGCGGGAACTGAGTTGAGGTTCTTCGGTGTTATGCCTTTGGCCAACGAGCTGAACGGTGTTCGTAATATGACTGTAAACGAAGCTGTCTTAGGCGCTAGTGCTACTTGGTATTACGTTGAGTCTCCTGACACAGAGTTCTACTACCCGTTGTTCTCTAACGAGGCAGACGCTATAATGATTGACGAGCTTTACGGAACTGCCGCTTCAGGCGCAGGTGCAGCTCACACTCATACATTTGCTGATGAGCAGCCTTCTGTTCAGACTTGGTATATGCCTCAGACATATATGTTCCACGCTCAGAGTGCAGCTCCTAGCTCACCTGTTGGGATTGCTTGGAATGAAATACAAACAGGAGACGACGCTAACTACATTCCTAGTCAGTTTAGTCAAAGCATAACCGTAGCGGAAGGCGATAACATCAACCTTCAGATTAAGCCTGCGGGAGACGCTAACACTTACGCACTTTCTAACATTCCTACAGGACTAGCTTACAATTCTGTATCAGGGTATCTACAGGGTACTGCTCCTGAAGTTACAGGAGACAACGTATCTAACCCTAGTGACGAATACGTTATTAGCGTAACAAAGGCTAACGCATACGGAAGTAGTGTAGGTTCTTTGACCCTCACGGTAACTAATGAAGACGCTCCTGCGGCTACAGTACTAACGCCTTGGGTTAAGGCTCTAAAATTCAGCGGTGGTAGTGAGTACGTAAAGCAAGTTACTCAAAGCACAGCCTCGAACGCACTAAGAATGAATGGTTTATCTCAGTTAGCTTCTGCTAACACTGACTCTTCAAAGACGAGTAGTGACACATATTCGCGACCTTGGGCTACTGCTATTGTATTCCAAACCCCTAACAATACCACTAACCAACACATATGGAATAGCGGTGAGGGTGCAGCCACAGGAGATGACAATATCTATTTACGTATGACAGGTGCGAACGGAGAATTATACTTCGGTTGGGGACGTGACGGCGTAGGGTACAATGAATACCACCTAGGCAACTACGGTGGTTCATATAATCAGTCAACAGGTCAATGGTGGGGTATTTACATATCACACGACGGTACTCGTTTGAACTCGGCTGACGCTACTGCTGCTAACCTAGTTAACGCTTTTGATATTAGATTAATGGGAACTAACGATTCTGTTCCTGTATTTAGCAATCTGTATGATGTAGGTAGCAATGTTAACAATTGGGTTTCCACAGGCGTTAGAATGGACAGAACTATAGGGGGAGACTTTACTATCGGTGGACGTGGTTCAAATAGAAGCTTCCACGGTAGAGTTGCTAGTATGGTTGTAACCACACTACTCAGGGGTGTAACAAAGCCTACTGACGCTGAGATTAAACTTATGCTTACAGACCCTATTAAGTGGGAAGATGACTATAAAGACGGTCAAAGTGCTCGATATGGTTCGAGTGGGTCTAACTTCACGTATGGCCCTTCAAACAGTAATAGCAAGTATGCTACTCAGATTTGGCTAATGGGAGACGGTACTAGTGACTCTTTTGCTAACGGCATTAGAAATCACGTTGACACTACTGACCAAAACTATGTTAAGCTACAGCTTAATAGTATGCAGGCTAATGATTTCGAAACAGTAAATATATCAGGATTGAGTTAATAATTTAAAGGTTAGGTAGGGCGGGAGTAAAGATTATGGGAAGTAAGATGAATATAGAAGACATAAAATTCTACGCGGTGAATTTATCAGCGGTTGGCTTTGGGTTAGTTGATATTAATGTAGCATTAACAACACTAACGTTGTTGGTTGGTCTTGGATACTCTCTTCATAAGTGGTATCTTTTAACTAAGAAACGACGGGCTAATTAAGGCAGGTTGAATTTAAACCAAAAAAAAGGGGAATCCATTACGGACTCCCCTCTCTTGGTTATACCTACTTGTCTGACTTCTTCCAAACACGCATAGCTTTCTCTATACCACGACTACCAATGTAGAATGTGATGTAAGCAGTATACGTTGTCTCTATAAGCGGCAAGTATGCCTTGTTAATCTCGAACGACCCTATGTTACCGTCGGTGAATATGATTGCTAGAATCATTACCGTCCATATCATAAAGCCTAGTGGCCTGACAGACTTGGCTAGCACATTGTCGCTACCCATATCAGCCTGAAGGCGCTTAGTCAACTCTCTCTCGTACTCAACCTCAGCGTTGAAGATTTCCTCTTCAGTGAGCTTGTATTCGTCAAGTAGTTTAGCGACGGACTCAATGCCGCCGCCGCTCTTAACCGCTGTCTGCACACCCTTGTACAGACTAGTTATTGTTTTGAATATACCCGTACTCATTACGCACCGCAGCTATCACAGTCCTCGCTATCTATACCGCAAACCGCGTTGTCGTTAGCCTTGTCTTCCGTGAGGTCGTTAACGAAGTCAGCGAAGTCTCCGTCCATTTCAAATTCATTATCCATAATCTCTTCCTTAACAGTTTTGTTGTTAATGTAGTAATACTCAGACTGTACGTCAAAGCTAGGGCAAGCCTTTGAGCTGAACTCATTGTGCCCGTGCAACGTAGCTTTTGGGTAAATCTTCTTAAGGTCTGACAGAAGCGTGTGCAACGCATATACCTGAGGCTCTGTACGTGTATCCTTAGCAGTCTTACCGCTCTTAGTTAATCCACCGATATAGCAGACTGCAATACTATCTTGGTTGTGGCCCTTAGCGTGAGCGCCGTCCAAGTTAACACTGCGTCCCTCTTCTACAGTTCCGTCTAGCTTGACCACGTAATGGTAGCCAACGTCCTTCCAACCCTTGCTTGTATGCCATAGTCTAATGTCTTCGACATCGTGTTCGCGACCTTCGGGAGTCGCTGAACAGTGAAGGAATATCTTAGTAATATTTCTCTTCGAGCGCTTAAGCCCATACATTTCTAAATTAGCCATATTATTTGTTTTTAGTTGTGTCTCGTTCTGCGTTGTACGCGTCCCAAAACCCTTTGTCTCTACGAACCATTGAGTCAGCTTTATCACCAACCGCAATAGTCTTGTTATCGTTCTCAAAATTATCAATCGTTAGGTTTCTCATTACAATAGGTCATTTACATTATCACCACTAAGCACCCTGCTTATAGTGTCATCTTTTGAAGTTTGCATCAACTCGGACTTTCGCCTGCCTTCAATGTCGATTACCTGTACGTGAGACTTGTTAAGCTCACCATAGACATCCTTCCACCTAGCCGCTCTAATCCTGTCAATCATACCGCTGTGAACCATACTTATTATAAGGTTAGCAGCAGAACGTCCCTCTACATACTTGTCTAGGAACTCCTCGCACACCTTTAAAACAGCATAGTCTACTAGAGCTTTATGAAACTCCTCAGACGAGGGCTTGAAGATACCCGCAGATATCTCCTCAGCCCTGTCTAAAGTAAACTGACCTATAGGTTCTGTTATCCTACCGTTTCTTATCGACTTAATAGCCTCTTCCTCTATTAAGTTCTTGTCATACCTACTCATTGGCGTTAAGGTCTATTTGACGTTGCATTTCTGTTATCTCAGGAAGGTAATCCATAAGCTCCTTAGTGGATACTTTGACTATCTTTGAAATATTTAGCAGTGATACTTTTTGTCTGTCAATGACTAGGCTCGTTACAGCCCCGTAAAGCTGTAGAAGGAACTCAGTTTCCATATTCGTAATCTCCTCGTAGGAGTGCGAAGTTGTGAACTCCTCTATCTTTGTTGTTCGTTTTTGCATTAGATGATTTTTCTAAAGGTTAGTTCTGCGATAAAAGCGCAGATGATAGCGTATAACGGATTGATTCCTAGATACATAAGGACTAGGATACTGCCCCAAAAGGAGAAGCAAAACAAACAGTTAAACGGCTTGAAGTTCAGGTACTTTTCTGTGAGCTTGTTGTACGGCTCGAACATAAACAATCCAACAAACAGAAGCGCCGTAGCAAGAATACTAAGAGCGCTATCATAAATACTTTCCATACTCTACGTCTATAAATTTAACCCTAGCCACGTAAGTGTCAGAGGGTAGGTTAGTGTCTACCTTAATAGACATCTTTTGAAAATACTTTTTGCTATCATCCTTCACGATACCTAGAGCAGTGATAGAGTCTGCTAAGAACTTAACGGCGATTATCGCATTATCACAATCGTAACGGCCATTGTAAGTTAAGTGTATCTCGAACCTCTTAGCGTTGAACGCATCGTGCTTGTCAAAGTATGATGTTACGTCAGCTAAGTAAAGGTCTTTCGCCTTCTTGCGCTTCGTCCAATGCCCACCTGAGTAGTAAGCATTTAAACTAGGCGGCTTTAAAAGCGGTATCTCAAGGGTCATATCATTCACCCTTATCGTAGAAAGTAGAACGCCCTAACGCCTTCCTGTCGTACTCAGCGACAATGTGGAAGTCTTGTATGGACTTACCCGTAGCTCCTAGTGAAGTCATTATCTGACTAATAAGCATAGGGTTCTTATTCATATCTTCGATAGTCTCGTTTCTAGTAACTACCGTGACAGGACTTTGCTCCGAGCCTCGCCACATATTGGTGTAGGACTTACCTCGCATCTTCTTCCAAGTAACTCGGATACCTACGTGGTAAATCGTTGCTTTATCATCATCCATTTTTCAAGTTGTTTGCTATGTTAATAAACTTGTCGTAGAACTGATTGTAATTAGTAACCCTAAATACATACACGTTCTCAGCCGTCTTACGACACATAGTGTACCCTTCCCTCACCAAGAGGTGGGCAACAGTAGGTGAACACTCGACGGTCACGTCCTCTAGGCCCTTACTTGACATAGCGGAAGTATCTGTCGAACATCAACTTGACACTTAATAGTAACGTAGCACTACCTAGTGTAACTAGAAGTGGTCTGTTTATGGTAAACGCCGCAACAGCGTAAGTACCAATGAATACTGAATAAGCCAAGAACCACGTCCACTCAGGCAATCCTGATAACTTGACGAACTTCTTAGTTCTAAGCACTGTCTGTAGTGCTGACTTCATATCAACGCCTAACGCCTTTGATATATGCTCCTCTCCTTTTCTGTCGACCCATACTATCTGATAGGTCTTAATGTCGCCTTCTGCGCCTTGTGATACAAGTATCGCTTCTTTTGCATACGCTCTCATACTATAATCTTTTGGTTAATAATTACTTGTTAATGGACTTGAAGCCCTCGAAAATAAACATCATTGTGCCCCACATAAGTGAGCAGAATAATCCTTCTACTATACTCTGTGATACAATTAATGCTCCCGTTCCACAGGCTATAATTCCCTGCATATTTGTTCTAAAAAATTCTTTCCAATCAGTCATTGTTTCTTTCTTTAATCATTACATAAATTAGGTAGCCGTTCCATACAGCTACTACCGAAGCGCTAATGATAATGTCAGTCATCGTCTTTGTCGCTAATAATCTCTATCATAGCCCTTACTACCGTTTTCATTGTATTCAATTCAAATTGAAGTTTGATATTGTGAATAACAATAACGCCTATTATAAGATATAACATAATTAAATTCTATTACCTTGTTTAACATCTAAGTTGGCCACTACCTTGTCAATCCATTCTCGTCTGTCAAAATTAGAGGTTGCAGGTAGCTTCTTTGTGAACCATTGCGGTTCGGGTATTCTACTTAAATTAAAGGCAAACGTACCGTCAGGTGTTTGCGAAATATAAATAGCCTCAGTGCCGTGAGCCGAAGCCCGCGACATTAGTTTATCGTACTTAATCTTTTCAATCATTAGAGTCGGGTAGTGCTTATGCCTGTACTTCAACTCTATCTCACAGCGCTTATCAACCGAGTAGCAATCGTAAGGGCTGTATTCCCCTAAGTCGGAGTACTTTAAGTCAGGTATATAGTTCTGCTTCAGGTACTCGAACATTGCGTCCTCGTTGCGCTTCCAACTCATATCCTCTCGCCTCTTTTAAAGCGTTCTAAAGCCGCTAAAGCTCTCCAAGCAACCTTCGCTAGGTGTAACACTCCGTCGTCGTCTACAGGGTCTACGCTGTGGTCTGTGAGGTGACGCACTAAAGCGTCTAGCTCATCAGAACTCTTGCTCATATCCCAATGTAGTGGCTTGTCAGGGTGGTGTTGGTCATTGCCTGCCTGTGAACACTTAGCTACTTCAGCCATTGCGTTAGGGAAGTATTTGATAACCCCGCTGTATATTGGCGTGGCCTTGCGCTGTTGCGCTTTATCGACTACTGTCGCTTCTGCTTGTGCCGCAGTGCCGTAGTCTGTTGTGGTAGTTTCCGTGTATCTCGGATATCCGTCTCTCATATTATTGTCCTATGTCTTCGTTAGTTAAATCTAAATCTAGGTCGGTAAAATCAAACTCTATCATAACTCTGTTAATACCATTGTTTGAATGTCTTGACCCATTCCGTTGTATTCTGTGTAGCGGCTAATGTGTACGTCTCCATTAGAGAAGCTAGCTAAGTACCAAGTCTCAGTCCCTATCTCTAGAGAAGTGTCTGTAAGCTCTGTGCTAAACTTGAAGTTAGACTCGTATAAGTATCCTAGTGCAGGCACAGGGGTTATAACAGAGTCTAGAGTCATAGTATACATTTCACCGTAGTTAAAGGCTAGGATACAAAGCTCCTCGTATGACTCGCTAGAGTTGACACCGCCTGCCCAACCCGCTACTGAGGCTGATAGTAAGTCCACCTTGTAGAACCCGTTAGTGGTATTGATAACGCCTAGCGTCTTTACTTCGTCTGAGCAACTCGCTAGAGTAGCTGTAGCTACTAGAGCTAATAATAGTTTCTTCATTTCTCTTTTGTTTTAAAGTTTATCTTCCTTGTCCTTTATACTTCTTCCTGTAATTCTTTGATTGTTTAAGTTTAGAAGTCTTGCTCTTCGAGTGGATATTAGGTCGCTTGCTTTTGTCCTTATCCATTTTCGCTGTTGCTGTTTGGTTAGCCATTATTCTTTTTCTTTAAAGGACGATGTAGTATCGTCGTAGTTTCTAATCCACTCTAATAAATCCTCAGGGCCGTTGAACGGCTCTCTTTTTTGGTGTATACCGTCAACGTATCCCTTGAGATACATTGCGTACATCATTTCAGTGCTTACTCTATACATTCTCATTTGGTTAAAAGGTTAGAAGTAGGGGAAGGTAAGGGCATTTGACCCTCCCCTATCCTCTACTCATCGAATAGGCTGACCTCTAATTTGTAGGCCTTGCCCTTTCCGTTTCGTTCAATATAAATTCTACCATTGCTAGTGTTGTAAAACACATAAGCATCTTGGACGCCTCTGTAGTCGTCAATGTCTAGGTGATACTCCGTACCATTAAGAACTAGGTTGGCTTCGTCTGTGACTTCGCAGGACGTTATCTGAGGCACGTTTAGCTTCAGGAACATTCTGATAAGTTCAGCAAACGACTTCTGCCTAGTCTTTATTAGACTCTTCGCTTCATTATCTTTCATCCTTCCAATACTTTTCTATCAACCCAAGTGTTACAAACGTGAGGATTCCCACGCCTGTAACTACTAGGTAATACGTTAACACTAACACTACCTGTCCTCTAGTTTCATAGGGACTGCGATTGCTGTAGTTCCGTCAAGAACAACACCACAACCGATAGCAGACTTCTTACCGCCTTTAGCGTAGCCCATAGCGTATGTTCTGTCGTCTATACCACAGCCTACAGCCATACCAAATACCCTGCGGTTTGCACCAACGTGGTAGTTGACGTAGAAGTCAGTGTGGTAGTGACCTGTAACAGTCGACTGCATATCACGGACGCAAGCGCTCTTCGCTTTGCCTGAGCCGTCGCCGTGTGTGTAGCGAACACCGTCTAGGTAGTAGTCGTACATAAACTCCCACTTAGGAACTTGTAGAACCTCGCTCATAGACTTAATCCACTCAGCGGGTATACCACCTGTCTGAGCCTTACGCATAATTAGTCTGTCGTGGTTACCCCACATAACCTTCGCTTCAGGAAACGCCTTGTAGTAAGGTGCTAACTTCTTAATAGCGAAAGCCAACTCAGCTCCACCGCCCATACCGTCGGCGTCAGTCTCGTGGTAACTGCTGTAGTGATTGTCAATAACATCACCGATAAACACAACCTTGTTGCAGTTGTATCGCTCGTAGGTTTCTTGACAGAACTCTAGATAACCCTTAAGGTCAAATGGAGCGTGAATGTCACCGATAACCAATACGCGGTTCGTGTCGTTATTGAAGTAGTCGTGGTTTGTTTTCTTCGCGCCACTCAATCGTGGACGTGATTCCTTCTGCTTCTTCTTTCCCATTTCTTTTAGTTTACTTAATTTCTAATTGTGTTCCTGATTCAAATGCCTCTGAGGGACTAGCCTCAGGTGGCGGTGGTGTTGGTATCATTAACTGCTCAGGCTCCTTAGGAGCATTCGCGGGGTTGCTGATAGCGTACTGCTTACTGCCGTCGCTGTTCTTCTCGTAGTATCTATTGCTTAGTCTATCGTAGAACATAGTAACCGTTCCTAGCTTACCTACAATTTTAGGCTTGGCCTTAGTAATTGTAATCTCAACTTGGTTTGCTTCGTAAGGTACTCCGTTAGGGTCGTTGACTCCGAACGGACATCGCCACACGCTAATCATCATCATTCCCTTACGTGACCACATCTGTCCACCCGCAATGTCATTGTATGTAGGCTTAGGTATAAATGATATGCCGTCCTGAATACGTGACTGAATGTACTTAGTGTGAACTGAGATAATGGTGTGAACCCTATGCTCGGCGCTGTACTTACGAACCTTAGTTAATACCGTACCGATTGCGAGGTCTTCGCGTTGCCCTGACATAACGTCAGTGGTAAGCTCGGTGAACGGGTCAATAACACAGCCGTCCATTTTGAGTCCTGTAGACTCTTCTAGCTCACCAACTGCGGTATAGAACCCTTCGATAGTCAAACTGTTTAGTCCGCTGTCAATAATAAAAAAGTGCTTCTCAACAAACTCTATAGCGTTCTTGACCTCTTCGTCAGTAGCGCATATCTCATCGAATGCTAAGAACGGCTTACGTAAGTAGACCCACAGCAACTCACTAAACACCTCAGCGGGTGAACCTGTCTCAGGAGAGTAGATAGCGAACTTCCAACCGCTGTATTGCGCGACGTTCATAATCATTTCCCAAGTAAATTGTGACTTACCTGCGTGGGCGCCCGCATAAATATATGTGGTTGACCCCTTCTTCATTGAGTAGTATTCTGAAAGCGTTGGTAAACCTACCCACTCACCGCGCTTAACTCCGTTAGTCCGTAGACTCATTAGGCTGTCCTTGACATCACCTAACTGAAATACATTGTTTCTCATATTTGCCCTTTTATATTTTTATGAGTAGAACTTAGCTAATTGTGCGTTAGCTACAGCCAACTCTTCCTTAACCTTATTCAATTCTTTTAGTTCGTCTAGTGCTTTGTGCTTCTCTTCGAGCGCCTTGTTAATGATAGCGTCGAATGTTGAGTGCTGTTGCTCTAGATAGATAGTCCAATTAATAATCCTAGCCACCGCTTCCTTCATTTCGATAATCTCAGGGTTTGACGATTTCTCAGACCATTTGATTGCTAAGTCACAAACTGTCTGTAAGTCAGCGTGTGCCTGTAGCCGTATTAAATCTCTAGCCATATATATAATTTAAAATTAGGAGAGTGTTGGGGAATCGAACCCCAACCTAGCATAAGACTATGTACCATACACTCTAAAGCCGTATTAGAACGGCAAGTCGTCCGAAGGTGCTTCCTGATTAACAGGTGCTGCCTTAGGTGCGCCACCCTGTGCGGTTGGCTTGAAGTTGTCAATCTGTGCGTAAGGGTTTCCGTCACGTCCTGAAAGGATTTCGAGGTTAACCCAACCCGCTGCGTTCTTGTGCTCGTTCAACTTCTCAAAGTCGTTCGGCCCAAAGGACAATTTAGTAATCTGTCCAAACTTAGTAGTAATACCTTTTGCTTTCCCTACGTAAATCTTGTCGCTCATAAATCTGTGTTGCACGTCTGCTAGTTTAAGGTCGTCACCAATTGTTGTTATTAAATGTTTCCTACTGTTGCGCTGTAAGGTTTGTAGTTACCGTCTATGAATAAGTGTTCGTACTTAAGGACGCTATCTTCAAACATCTTCTTCCCCTTAGCTAAAAACTCAGGGGTCGCTTTAAATATACCTACTTCGTAAGGGAAGGTCTTGGTTATCACTGCAAAGTGAAACTCTGACGCTTCGAATAACTGAGAATACATATACGCTTGGCGTGGGTAACTTCCGTACCACGCATTGCGCTTCCAATCACTCAGCCCCTTTGAAGAGGTCTTAAGGTCTAACAGAGTAGGAGCGCTGAACCCGTCGCTCAATAGCATATCACCTTTGCCCTTCACCGCAATCCTGTTGCCTGAGGGTGTAGTGACCATAGCTGTAGCGGCCAACTCAGGCTGCCTCTCTGTAAACCTACCCACAAACTCCTGAAGTTCAGGAACCTTGTGTAGCTTATCTACCATACTATCGACTAGGTTATAGTCTGTTGCAGGCATTACTAGCTTGTCGGGATTTTCTTGCTTCGCTAGCTTGTAAGCCTTGCTAGCTCTAGTCCCTTCAACTAGTATTCTGTTATCCACCCCTTCGAGGTACATACTATGGACGGCGCTTCCAATGTCAAAGTAAGTTTGACTTGGACTTGACCATTTACCCTTCATATATAAATCGAACTTTGTAGGCGACTCGTCTAGGTAACTCAGCATAGAGTTGCTTAGTGCTGTCTTGTCCGCGAAGTAGAACTTGTCGTCCCCTAATTCTTCGGCTATTCTGTGGTTACTAAAAATTAATTCCGACATCTGTATATACTATTTCGATTAACTCCTTCATTGTAAGTTCGTCAAGCAAACCTCTGCGTTCGGCTCCTCTAACTGTTTCTAGCGTGTGTAATACAACAGACTGCAATAGTGCAGACTCGTATATACCCGCTACAGATAAAGCGTCTTCAGCATTGTCTGTCAACTCCTCTCCGTACAATTCGTCGATTAGGAAGTTCACTGAGGACTCAGGGAATTTGTATTCCTCAAGTACCTCAGCGTTGACCTCTGTAGTTAATGTGCTTCCTGTAATCACTATCCTAAGATATCCTTACGCATCGCTTCTGACGCGTTGTACTTAGAGTCTAAAGCGGCCTTAACAGCATCTACATTACCTGCGGCAACAGCAGCCTTCATAGACTCAATTTGCTTCGCGTTAGGTATTGGCTTCATAGCCGCCTTCGGCTTATGGTCGTTAGAAGCGTCAGCGTCCTTAGTGTCGTCAATAAGGAACATTCCGTTCATTGCATACTTACGAGCGTAAGAGCTAGAAGAACCGAAAGACTGAGCGATGTCCATACCTTTGCGGTTAGGGTCAACGCCTGCCTGTGCAGTCGCTTCGACAGCGTTAGTGCCGTCGCTTACAACCACCTTCGAGGTGATAACAACCATACCGCCTAGCTCCTCAACTGAGTCGCTGATAGTCATTGACAATCCGTTCGCCTTTAGTAACGGCTTAACCGCTTCGAGGATATCCTCAGCACTACGATAGTTATACTTACCGAAGTTGTTGCGCTGATTTTTAGGAGCCTTTAGCTCCGATTGCACTGCTATTAGTGCGCTGTTTAAATTACTCATATATAATTGTTTAATTGATTACTTCTTCAGTGTGTGAATAAGATACTAGGTTGTTAACTCCTGAGTTCCTAACTACGTTTGCTACTATGTAGCCCTTGCGCTTTGCACTTAGCGCTTCCTTAGCCGCGAATAGGTCGTCGTAATAGGCGGTTTTGCCGCTGAGTTGTGCCCAAGTACCCTTCGTGGTAAGATAGTCGCCTGAGCGTGTCCTTACGCAGTAATTCTCTGTGTATGTCATATGTTTTGTTTTTGTTATACTATAGAATATCCTCAAGTCCTAACTGAAAGAAGCCCCTAAAGGGCTTCTACTCAAGTTCTAACTTATATAGTTTCTAACTCAGTACGTAACATCGTACACTCTTTAATACGACGTTTGCACTACGATTCCTGCAAGTCTTCAACATCTTTTATAAAAGTATTTGTAGAAATAGCTCCAATGTACTCATTATCAGCCCATTCGGACAAGAAAAATAATTCTAAATTATTTCTGTAGTCTGTCTCGCCGTATGGTGTCCACTGCTTCGCGTCGTGTCCTGAGCGTAAGTCCTTACACTTGCGCTTAATAGCGTCTAGTAAGTCATAAACATTCTCCTTCGACAAGCCTAAAGCGGTAGCGACCTCTGAGATACTACGTTGCCCGTTCAACCTGTAGTCTAGGTATTTATATTCTGTAGGTGTTAGAATATCCATAACAGCCTCTAGCTTAACGTCAATCTCATCGCGCTTAGTGAAGTCAACGTCTTCGTACTTGAGTCCTTCGGGTAGGGTTAGGTTAGTATGCTCGTAAGCATTAGTAGCACCCTCAACGTAATCCTCTATATTTTGGAACTGAACGTTGCGCTTCGCACGCTTAGTCCACTTAACCGCATCAACAAAGGCTAGCTTATGAACAGAGTAAATAGTGTTCTCTAGATGCTTCTCTGTCTCGTAGCTGAGGTCTGCGTTAAACTGACGCATAAGCCCTTCGGTAATGTACGCTCTATACACCTCTTCTAGGTCAACACTCAGCCTGTCGTAATCCGAGCGAATACCGCTTCGGTAGTACTTAGCATTTTCTAGGACTTGGCCTAGCTTCTTCTCTGTAAATCTAATCATAGT